AATATTACACCATTATCTGTTAAATAAACCCAAAGAAATATAGATGTATCTGTAGAATCATAAAGTGTATTAATTGAGGTGTTGGTTAAAATATATTGACTGGTACCGTTCAACACTATTGACGAAGTACATCCATCATTTTGATATGATGGTGAACCAATTATACTTGCATTTGTGTTACCCAAAATGTCCGTAACCGTTGTTCCACTTCCAGAATATGATATTGAATCATTTATGTTTAAGTCAACAATTTTGTTATATGGTACCATTGTTGGTGTAGGAGTAGGTGTTGGTGTATTAGTTGGAGTTGGTGTACTTGTCTCCGTAGGTGTTGGTGTTGGGGTTTCCGTAGGGGTCGGAGTTGGGGTTATTGGACAGACCCCACAATCAGTTCTATATGTTGCGATATTACTCCCATCCATATTAATGGTTTTATAATAACCATTATGGACAATTGTTCCCCAACCACTAAAACCAAATCCATCTCCATTTGTTACAAAAACATTTGAATCACAGAACGTTGGCCCGTCACCCGTCACATAAAATCTTGGACATTCTCCCACAGGACAATTACAAGTTCCCTCAACAGAATCTTCTCCCAATGTTATTTCACCATAAAATACTGCTGGTGGTCTTAATACTGTATATTGAATATCGTTATTCGGTATTAATGTATAAGATAAATCGGTATTCGGTATTATTGTATATGTTACATCGTTATTGGGTAAGGTTATATAAAGAACATCGTTGTCTGGAATAAAAGTTGTTGAAAAATCACCTGAAGGAATTAATGTATACGTTAAATCGTTATTCGGTATTAATGTGTAAATGAAATCTCCATTTGGAATAATATTATAAATAAAATCATTTTCAGGTATATAAGGAGTTACTGTTGATGTTGGTGTTGGAGTTGGAGTTGAAGTTAAACACACAACATCAGTACAATCAGAAACCGTTGTTAATGTATCTAAATCATAATCGAATGTTGGACCTAAATCAAGACCAACAATTTCGTAACACACACTATTCCCAATACTATAAGTTATTCCAGCTAACCCACTTGTTAAACTTCTACCTATCTTATTGTGTGTTCGATTACAATCCCTTAGATAGTAATAATAGTAAACTACCGGAGTTTGTGTTGGTGTACTTGTAGGAGTTGGTGTTAATGTTGGAGTAATAGTTCCTGTTGGTGTACTTGTAGGAGTTGGTGTTATCTCCGAAAAAATTAATGCCAATGAAACATTATCGTTAAATTGTTCGGTACTATTAGTATTAATCACCAATGGAGTGTACTCAAAGAATGTTTTATTCAAATCATCAAAATTTTCGGGTAATGTTTGAGTGTATTGACCTATAAGGTCACCGGCATATATTGTAATAGAAATTGGTATTTCTAAAATACTTTCGTCATTTAATTTTAAAGTGTTAGTGGTTGTTAAGGTAATATCATCCGCAATTACCCTATCTATGGTTGCATCGTAATGACAAACAATTGAACCACTACCGATTACGCCACTAAATGTTAACACAACGGGTCCGACCGTTGTGGTCGATGTTGGCGTGGGAGTTGGAGTCGATGTTGGTGTTGGTGTTGGGAATAAAACCCCTATCACCTCATCGGGACAATCCGCAACACATTCAACGATATTGTAATATGGTTTAACATCCACTAAATAATGGTGCCTAACGTGAACAAAATCAAGAGGTTCTTCATAGTATCGTACTCTCTTAAAGTTAAAACATGAAATACCCATATTGTGAATTCCACCTGAATATTCCGTTCCTGACCCCCAAGATTGTATAAAAGGTTGAACACCTCTTGTTGATGGGATAATTTCCTCCCAATCTTTTATTTTATAAACAGGTCTACCATTTAGGTATATTTTTAAAACACCTAATCGTCTATTTCTCTCGTCGGCCCATTTTTTATTTAATAATTCAACGGTATTATGTACTGCAATTTGTGTTGATGTAACCGCAGTAACTCCGGTATTTGGAACATATTCATTTACGATATGTTCAGGAATTAAGTCATTCCACCCACCGTCATTCTCAATATTACAATCCGTCAAATGACGATATCTGTCAAAAGTTATTGTGATTTCAAAATCTTCAGATGTTCCATCAATACAAAGTTGAGGGGTTTGTCCCGATGCGATGTAATAACTTTGACCATAAACACCATCATCCGAACACGCTCCCGAATAGTGAACTGCTCTCCATTGAATTCTTCTATCATCGGTAAATGAAAATGAAAGATTATTATCGGCATAGTCAGAAATACTACTATCTCCTCTTGTACCTAAATAATAAAATACTTTACCCACAGACCACGGTAATTCTTCCCTATTGAATACAAAATCCAAAGTCCAACCCTTTTCAGTTCTTCTTTGAATAATTGGATTACAGTCATTTCCCGAGGCGGCACCGTGATTGGTTTGATACGCCCATGGTTTTGCGTTTGATGGTGAATCTACTGGACAACAATGGTCTTCCTCCCATAATCTTGGAATACACGCAATTGGTGCACCGACAGTTAATCCTGTGACATTTAAAGAAAATGGATTGGAAAGTGGAGAATTGTAACTATATGTTCTAAAATAATGGGTAATACCACTAACATCCACGAATTCATATACGTCATTTTGTAAAATTGTGTCAGAATTACCTAAACGATTAGTGAAGTCAGAATATGAAAGGGTCCATGTATATGCAGAATATGGGTATGTGGGGTCATTAATTCTATTATCGTACTCGACAATAGTAATCCTATCTCGGGAACATAATGTACCCATAAGACCCGTAGTATTTATCTTCAAAGAGGAATAAACGATTGGTGTGGTAAGGTCAAGAACCTCGGTATTGTAATCTACCTCAGTTTTACCCACCTCATAATCGTGAAATTCCGATGTATCGAGTTTCAAATCAAATTTGCTACCCCAAAATTTTAGTATATTCTGACTATTCATGTTATTGATAAATATCTTTCCCTTCTTTTGATATTTATATAAGAAACAATATTAAATGGATAAATACGTAAAAAATATTATTGAAGAGAAATTTACATCAAAATCACAGCAAAGATTCTTCTTCGCAAAGGCCGGAGATAAGGATTTATCGAAGAAAGAAAGGAAGAAGTGGGGTAAGTTGGCTAAGGAATTTTCTGATGATACCAATTATGATAAACTTCCTGATAGTGTTGAAACTGACGTTGAAGAAATTGTTGATGTAAATGGTAACATTGCTAGAAGTAAAGTTCCCCTAACAAGAGCATCAAAAGGTTCAACACATAAAACTAGTGATGAGGTTGTTAAGGCATCGTCAGGACAGATGGGTAATCATGGTCTTGGTAGAAGTGCACTTACATCTTTAAGATATTGGGCGGAATCTGATATGAGCGACGCTTTGGGATATGATAAGACTCTTGGTGATGATGCAACATATGATGAAGCATTTGAACATTTTACAAAAAAATTAGGGTTAGGTGACGAAGAGTCCAAAGAAAGACTAGAAGCACTTGGATACATTCCGGGAGAAAAAGATTTAGTTAGACTTGTTGAGAACCCAAAAAAATATATTTCCGATTACGTTGAAAGTGTTTTATCAAAAAAATCTTCTTCCGAAGATTTAATCACTAAAGACCAAACCGAAGATGTGGATAAAGAAATCGGTCCAATTATTAAAAAACAAATAAAATCTTTAAAAAATACATTAGTTAAGAACAATCTTTCAATTAAAGATGTACTTAAATTATTAAACAAGGACGATGAATAAAGATTTAAAGGGTAGACAGTTTGATATCCCACAGGATATCTTGGATAAGATAAACCACACAATCACAGGTTTAAATGGTGGGAATGTGCGTGGAATCCAAAGAGCAAAAAAACTTTTACAAGACAAATCCGTAAAATACGGTCAGCTCAAAAGAATTATCTACGATATAAAAAACATGGATAAGGTGAATGAAAAAACAAAATATGAGTTGTGTGGTGGGGAACTAATGGAAAAATGGGCAATGACACACTTACAAGGTGAAAGAGACTTAATAAGTAATGTTAAACAAGCAAGAAAAAGAGCAGATGAGATAGGTGGTTTAACAGGACAAAGAAAAAACAGTCACTTAAAGTCACACAGTAAAAATTTTAGTTTTAAAATTCCAACCAATTTGATAAAAAGTAATTCACATAAAACAAGTATATCGCCAATCACATCTTTGGGTTTGTTTGAAGAACTTGAAAAAATAAAAAAATTAATTACATACTAATATGCCTACTCAATTAGAAATTATTGCCAACAAAGAACGTGTTGAGCACTTAGCAAGAAATGAATACAATTACGGTGACTTGTATGGTTCAAGTAACACAGGAGCATTATCTGATGGTGATGAAAGAGGTAAGGGTGAACTAAACGGTCAAATCGGTTCTAAAACAGATATCTTAGAAAGACAATCGTTAGTTGCTAAAAATATTTACAATCCAGCATTTTCATATGACTCTAATAACCCTAACGCATTGTCAGATGGTGACAATAAAGGTAAAGGTGAAAATGGAGGAAGTATTGGTGGTTTAATTGACATTAATGAAAGAGCCACGTTATTAGCAAAAAACATTTATAATACAGGTTTTGAATATGACTCCAATAACCCTAACGCATTATCTAACGGTGATGAGAAGGGTAAAGGTGAAGATTCCGGTAATATTGGTGGTTTAACCGACATCAATACAAGAGTTTCATTGTTGGCTAAAAATATTTATAATGGTGGATTTGAATATTCATCAGTAAACCCTAATGCTATTTCTGATGGCGACGATAAAGGTCGTGGTGAAAACGCTGGTGGAAGTGTTGGTACAAATAAAGATATAAACGAAAGAATTGTCTTAAAGGCAAAAAACAAATACGGAGAAACTAAAACATATCCAGATTTTTAATGAGAAATTTTGAAGACATAGTAATTGATATTTTAATGGAGGCAGCGCCTAAAGGTTCTATTAGAGCCAGGTTAAAGTCTGCCATTGAAAATCGTTACCCTGTTTCATTTTATTATAACGGACCAAAGGGTGAGGTTTTACCGGGAAGAAGAATTAAGGCGGAGATGGTCGCTATGGGGTTAACAAAAAAAGGTAATCTTGTTGTTAGAGCATGGGTACAACCACCATCAACCTCCAAAAAGGGGTTTGAAGAACACGGATGGAGACTTTTTAATTTAAAAAGAATGTCAGGTATTCAAATCTATGAAGATGAGACGTTTGACACTAAAAGACCCGATTATAATCCTGACGGTGACCGTAGTTTAACCACAATTGACGCTAAGAGTAATTGGGGAACAACCACACCTACTAAGGTTGAACCTAAACCTACTGAAGTTCCAACAATAGAAAAACCAATACCAACAGTTGAACCTAAACCACAACCCGAACCAACAACACCCGAATTACCACAACCAAAGAGTGATGAGAGACCTTCACCGGTCCCAACACCTGAAGTTAAAAGAGATGTTGAGGTTTTTAACGATTTAAAAACAAAAGTAACCGATGTTGAGGGTCAGAAACTAATATCTCCTGATGATTTTAAAAATTCGATAGATATTCTTTATAAAAAGAAATTAGAGGATTGGAAAGAATTACAAAACCAAGCGGGTGGTAATACAACTGCAGGTGAGGGTACAAGAAGAAGACTCGAGAAAGACTCGGAATCTGATTTGTATCAATTGATGAAAAATGACAAAATTGTTGTTGGTCAAACACAATTACAAGAATCTATAAAAAGAATGAAGACTTTAATCTTCTTCTAAAAATACTTATACTTAAAAAAAAGAAATATCATGTCAGGAAAAGGAGTAATATCAGAAAATGGATTGATGCAAAAATTGGTACAAGCCAAAAAAGTGATGAACAAAGTTGATGGTGGAAACTTTGAAAGAGGTAACGTTAACGAAGAAATGTTAAGGTCAATGCCAGAAGAATTGGATGTTAACGAAATACAACAACCAAGAACAAGCCAAGTAAACCAAGCCAAAATTATGGAATCTAAATTACCTGAAGCGATTAAAAGAGCAATGATTGAAAATCACATCCCACAAATTAGTTTAAATGATTCATTAGATTTTGATTTTGTAAAAAATACTAAAAAATTAATGGAAGCCGAAGGAGTTTCAACAAAATCCAAAAGTTCACCATCAAACAACAAATCAACTTCGAACATTGACATGAACGAAATTGCCATTCTAATTGAAAATACTGTCCGTAAGGTTATGGACGAGAAATTAAATCAACTTCTAACCGCACAACAAACACTATCAATCAATGAAAATTTAGTTTTGAAGGTTGGGGATTCTATATTCAAAGGTAAAATTACAGGTGTAAATAAATCCAAATAAGGTTTGTTTTTCTCGATTTTTTTCTGTATCATTTAGACATACAAGTTTTATTTGATGTCAAAAATTAGAATATTAGCAATACCACCAGACGCTCATGGTGTCGGTAAGTACCGAATCTTAGACCCGTTTAAATATATTGGGGATAATCATGCTGAGGATTTCCACGTGGATATTGCGATGAATCCCACCGATGACGATAATTTCTTCAAAAATTACGACATTGTTGTGTTTCACAGTTTTATCCATCAAACCACTCACGAAAACAATCTTGAAAGAATTAAGAAATTAAAATCCATGGGGATTAAAGTCATTATGGATATTGATGACTTTTGGTCTGTTGACCATAGACACCCTATGTATCACCAAATTAAGGCAAACGAAATCCCAAGAAAAAAGGTTGAATTAATGAGGTCTTCTGATTGGGTTACATGTACAACGGAGGTGTTTGCTAACACAATCAAAACAAGATTGGGGATAAAGAACGTTATCGTTTTCCCAAATGCGGTTAATCCCGAAGAACCACAATTTAAATCAAATCCAACGGAATCTGAAATGATTCGTTTTGGTTGGTTAGGGGGTTCAAGTCACTTTCACGACATTGAATTAATGTCAAGCGGAATCTCAAGTACGTTGAACAACTATAAAAACACACAATTTGTATTGTGTGGATTTGACCTAAGAGGAAACGTAACCGAAATGAACCCAAAGACGGGTGAAAAACGAGTTAGACCAATCCAACCAACAGAGACCGTTTGGTACAGATATGAAAAAATATTCACTGACCATTATAAATCGGTTGATGAAGACTATAAAAACCACCTAATGACGTTTAATGAAGTTGAATATGATGACTCCACAAAACGTTATAAAAGGGTTTGGACTCAACCTGTTGGAAAATATGCAATGAATTACAATTCATTTGACGTATCTTTAGCACCGTTAGTTCCAAGTGAATTTAACGCAAACAAATCACAACTTAAAGCAATTGAAGCGGGTTTTCATAAGAAGGCCCTGATTGCGAGTGAAACACTTCCCTATACAATTGATTTGGTACACGCACTTAACGAAGGTAAATTCACCGACAAGGGTAACGCATTACTAGTTTCCCCAAGTAAGAACCACAAACAATGGGCTCAAAATATGAAGAAATTAATCGAGAACCCAAACATGATTGAGGATTTGGGTAATAGACTTTACGAAACAGTTAAAGACAAATATTCACTCGTGAATGTATCAATAAACAGAACACAATTTTTCAAATCAATAATCTAAAAACAAAAAAAACATGCATTATTTAGTAACAGTAGGTTACGAGTTGGAGCAACTCGACCGCAACGGAAACCCAAGACTTCAAAAAGTGAAATACATTGTTGAAGCAGAATCAGTAGAAGAGGCAACAATTGTTGTTTCAAAATACAAAGCAGGAGATATGCGTTCAAGTGAAAGTTTATCAATCGCTAAAATGACAATTGAGTGTATCATCGACAAAAACAACACACCCGAATACTACAAGTAATCACCTTTTAATAAAAACAACATGTTGACTATTGAGCAATTAGAATCCAATAAGAAAAAATTTCAGGAAACAAACCTCAAATATGGTATTTTTACCGAAGAACTTCAAAACTTTTTAGGTGATGATTTTTATACCGCACCAGCAACAACCACATTAGATATGTACGGTTGTTATCCGGGTGGTCTGTTAAGTCATTGTATTAAGGCATGTAAGTACGCAGTTAAAACAAATGAGATGTTACCTGAAAACATGAGAGTAGATGTAAATTCAATTCTTAAAACTGTTTTCATTTCTCAAATAGGTAAAGTGTTCTTGTTTTGTTTAAACCAAAATGAATGGCAAAAAAAGACACTTGGTAAAATGTACGATTTTACTGAGGATATGGTTTCCCTTCGTGTTGGTGAGAGGTCAGTACATTATGCAACAAAACATGGTGTTGTACTAACTGAGGAAGAGTTTCAAGCAATTTTAAATTCAGATAAAGAACCCGATGATAAAATGGCAAAATATCGTTCAACCACTCTTTCTCATGTAATAAAAATAGGGTTTGAACTATCAATTTTGGAAGAAAAAAATGGAAAAAAATCAAATTAACGATTACATCGCCAAATTAAAAGAGATGGAAAAAGAGTTGTCTTCGGATGAACCCGGAGACCTCTCTATCTTTGGTGAATTAGATGGTTTATTATCATCATTAAATAAAGATGTTCAAAACGCGGTTATGGCTGATGTAAATCAACTAAAAGTGAACATCAAAAAATTACACCCAAATACAGTAATTCCATCATATTCAAAAGATGGAGATGCTGGAATGGATTTAGTTAGTACTGAAATTATTTCTGAAACACTAAACCAAATAACCTATGGTACAGGAATTGCATTAGAAATTCCAAAAGGATATGTTGGTTTAGTTTTCCCTCGTTCATCAATTAGAAAATACGAATTAGAATTAACTAATTCTGTTGGTGTAATTGATAGTGGTTACCGAGGTGAAATACAGGTAACCTTTAATAAAGTACATAACCGTTTAGAGGTTTACAAAGTTGGTGATAGAATTGCTCAGATAATGGTTATACCATACCCTAAGGTAGTTTTCAGTGAAGTTAATGACTTATCTTCAACTGATAGAGGTGAAGGTGGATTCGGTTCAACTGGAGCATAAAAATATAATTTAAAATATAGATAATTGAGAAAATCAACTGTAAAATCCGGAATAGTAGACGAAAAAAAGAATCTACCTAAAAAAGAAAGAATTAGACAACTTATCAAACAACCAAAAGAGAAGTTTCTAACTAAACACCAAGAACAATATTGGAACATTTTAAGTGAAAATGAAATCACTTTATGTTTTGGTCCTGCAGGTGTGGGTAAATCTTATATCGCAATGAAACGTGCGGTTGACTTGTTATGGGATGACACCAATAAGTACGAAAAAATTATCATTGTAAGACCAGCAGTAGAGGCGGAAGAAAAACTCGGTTCTCTACCGGGTGGTTTAGAGGAAAAACTTGACCCATACATTTATCCGTCATATTATCTATTAAATAAAATTATAGGTAAAGAGGCAAGAGAAAAACTTAAAGAAGAAGGGTTCATTGAAGTTGCAGCCCTTGCATACATGAGGGGATGGAACGTTGATAACACTATCCTTGTATTTGAAGAGGCACAAAACACAACTCCAGCACAAATGAAACTTCTTTTAACGAGAATCGGGTTTAACTCCAAATTCTTCATTTCAGGGGATTTAGACCAATCGGATAAATTTAAAGATAAAACTAAAACAGGATTATACGATGCCAAGGTTAGACTTGGGGATATCAGAAATGTCGGCATTTTTGAATTCGATATGGATGATATTGTTCGTAACCCTATAATCTCTCAAATATTAAAAAGGTACGAATAAACCTTTACTTATAATATTTTTTAAATTATATTTTCCTTTATGGAAGTATATGTTAGTATTGATGGTGTGTTGAGGAACATGCTACAAAAATTCGATTATCATTATAAAGATTACTTTGTTGATACGGAGTCAGAAACTGAAGAAACATTTGAATATTCAGTTTCTGAACCCGTTTTAAATGATGATGTATTGAATTCATACAAATTTCAATCAAATGAAGAATTCTTAAAATTCTTATATCTTGATTTCCCGATTGAAATTTTTGGTCACGCGGGTTTGAGTTATAATCAGGCGGTGACAGAATTAAACACGTTGATTTTCGAAAATCCTGACGTTAAATTCACATTAATTGGTTTAAGTGAAAAAGCCAAAGCCAAACCATCAACATTATTTTTCTTATCACGTAACGGAGTAATCTGTGACAACATATCATTTTCTAAAATAGAAAACGTGAATGAACTTTGGAGAAAGTGTGACTTATGGATTACTGACGACAGAAGAATTATAGAGTCGTGTCCACCAAAAAAGAAAGTGGTAAAATTTAATACCGCATTCAATAATCACTTTACAAATACCTTAAAAATAAATAAATTATCAGAAATAAAAAAAGAATGGTTGAAATTTTCGGAAAAAACTATTACATCGACATTGATGGAATTACTAACAAATGTCAAACAGGCAGTACAATCAAAAATGAAGACGGTACAGAAACCTTAGAAATAAATTTGTTCAAGTATGAAACAATTAAAATGTGTCTTGACAGGGTTCTAAATGAATACGAGGAACCCGGAGAAGGAAGTATTGGATTGTTTGGACAAAATGAACTATCCATATCATTTAAAATTGCATTTAACACCCTAATCAAATATCAAATCTTACAAGAAGATGATGAATAAAAATAAAGAAAACATAGAAAAACTAGAAAGTTCATTAAGTAAATTAAACTCTAATGAACACACAATCTATTTCTTGACATATGACACAAGAAATAACGCAAGAGCATCAGTTAAACATATCTACGATATGGCATTGACATTAAAAGAATCGGGATATAACTCGAAAATCTTGGTTGAAGATAAAACATACACAGGTATCAATGCTTGGTTAGGTGACAAATATGACTCATTAGAGGTTGTCACCATTAAAGACGATAGAGTTGAAATCAAAATTGAGGATACCATTGTGGTTCCTGAATATTATTCAAACGTGTTGGAAAGTTTGGCTAATATTAAATGTGTTAAAGTAATGCTGGTTCAACAAAAAGAATACCTGTTCGAAACATTACCAATTGGTAGTCGTTGGTCCGATTATGGTTTTGATAGGGCAATTACAACAACCGACCTATCTAAAAAATACATTATGGAGAACTTCAATGAAGCATTGGTTCATATTATTCCACCTATGATAAGTGATAATTTTACTCCATCGGAAAAAATGGCAAAACCAATTATTGCCATTTTATGTAGAGACCGTTCAATCAATAAGAAATTGATTTCTGAATTCTACATTAGATACCCACATTTAAGGTGGATTACATTCAGAGACATGAACCAAATGACTTATGAAGAGTTTTCAGACAACCTTAAAGAGTGTTTGGTTTCTGTTTGGGTTGATGATGACTCAACATTCGGAACTTTTCCATTAGAATCGATGAAATGTGAGGTACCAGTAATTGGTAAAATCCCAAAGAACGAACCCGATTGGATTGGTGAAAATGGTATGTGGACATACGATGAATCTAAATTAACTGAAATCCTTGGTAAGTTCGTTTTAGCGTGGTTAGAAGGTGTTGAGATTAATGACGAGGTAAAACAAAAAATGAAAGAGTCATTATTACCTTACGATTCTGAGATTACAAAAACCAACATAATCTCAATTTTCAATTCATTTAAAAATAACAGAGTTCAAGCCATCGAAAAGGCATTAGAAAAATTAAACAGCGAGGAAGTATAACCATGAAAAATATAACAGTAATATTACCAATTCATAAATGGGACGAAGAATACTCAACGATGTATGAGAATTCAGTTAAGTCCGTAGAACAATTTTACAATGACGTTAAATTAATCGTTGTGGGACCATCTACAGTAACATCAAAAATTACATTTACATCGGATAAATTAGAAACTAAAATTGTGGTAAACGAAGGTTTAACAGATTTTTGTAGTCAAGTTAACTTGGGAATCGATAATTGTGAAACCGAATGGTTTTCACTTTTAGAAGTTGATGATGAGTATAAATCATCGTGGTTGAAGTCTATGGACTCCTACATGAAAGAAAACCCAACGGCTGAGGTCTTCTTACCAATCGTAAGAGATATCAACGTAGAGGGTAAATTCTTGAGTTATACAAATGAGTCTACTTGGGCGTATGGTTTTACTGAGAAACAAGGCACTCTTGATAATGAGGCACTTTTAGACTATCAAAATTTTCAAATCAGTGGTGGATTGTATAAAACATCTGTGATTAAAGAACAAGGTAAGTTAAAAGACAACATCAAATTAACTTTTGGGTATGAGTTCTTATTAAGATTAACACACAATAACATTGTGGTTATGACAGTACCTAAAATCGGATATCAACACGTTAACTTCAGAGAGGATTCTTTGTTTTGGTCATATAAAAACGATGAAACAATAAAGATGACAGAGAATGAGGTTAAATTTTGGTTAGAGACCGCAAAGAAAGAGTTTTTCTTTAAAAATAAACGAGACATAAATTATGTAAATAACTAAAAATGCCACGCAAACGTACCCAAAAAATATATTTTGGGGAGGACCAAGAACAAGCGGTGGTACGATATCTAGAATCAGAATCCGAATCAGAAAAGAATAAGATATTCAATGAATATTTAAGAGAACCTCTCATTATAATGGTTGAAAGTATCATTCGACGTTATAAATTATATAGAAAAAATTTAGAATTTGTGGACATCCACACTGATACAATGTCCTTTTTGATTACTAAAATCAATAAGTTCGACCATACAAAGAACCATAAGGCGTATTCGTACTTTGGTACCATTTGTAAGAACTATTTGATGGGGGCAATCCAAAAAGACACTAAGGAACAAAATAGAAGTGTTTCCTATGACGATATTTCATCATCATTAGAAGAGAGTCCTGAACACTCCTATGTCATCGATGAAACTCATGTTGATTATAGGGACGTTATCATAAAGTTCAACATCCAAATGGAGGAATTTATGGAATCGGAAGAATTAACTGATAATGAACAAAAGTTAGGATATGCCCTTTTAGAAATCTTTGGCAATTTTGATAAAATCTTCCAAATAGGAGATGGAAACAAATTCAATAAGAACCTGATACTCTTATCTTTAAGGGAGATGACCTCCTTATCAACTAAGGAAATAAGGATATCTCTTAGAAAATACAGAAAATTATACGAAGGTGTAATGTTAGGGTTCATAAATTAAAAATAACCCTATTTATAGTGTATGAGAGAGAGAAAAAATATCATAGCACTCGATACAGACTCAGCGTTAGCGTTGATGCAGGAAATCTACAATGATATTGTGGAGCAAAAAAACACCGCATCAATGATAACGAAGAAAATGTTAACCTTCATGAAAGATGCGGAGGATATGAGTGTAATTGGTCCTGTTATTAAGGAACAACAAAAAATACTAAACGACTGTACCGAGAAGAAGATTTCGTTGGTTAAGTTACAAAGTGCATTATTAAAACAAACTCAAGGAACGGGCGCAAATTCTGGTGGTAAATTAAGTTTAACAGACGAAGATAGAACTCTTCTTGAGAAATTAATGAATGAACCCGACGACGAACCAAAACAAGGAACTTATAGAACGTAATGAGCAAGTTAAAAAATACCAAAAAGAAGTTAGTTTCGAGGATTGAGGGAATCAAAAAAATAAGTGATGACCCAAAAACATTAGCAGATAATACTTCGGATACCTATTTAGGAAATATTCCGTCAGCGGAAGACTTTGTTGGTAAAAAACTTGATGCGTTAAAAAAGAAAAGAGCACAGAAAAAAGAAAACAAAAAAGACATTTTTAGTGAGTTACTTGAAGTTGTTGAACAATTTTTAGGTACCGAAAAGAAGTCTTCAGGTAATCAAACCGATACCGTACAAAGTGGTACAACCACCAACCCCGTTAAGAACAAAGATAAAAAAAGATTAACCCAACACGCATTATCAGCATCTGACACAACATTAAGTCAGGCAAAAGAAATTGTGGTTAAAAGATTATCGGAGGCACTTTTTTTAGGGGATGGAATTTGTGGTACCGAATCAGTATTCAATGTGGATGCAATTAGTATCAAACCAGAAGAATTCGATGTTTTGGATATTCTTACAATTGACCCCGAAACTTCTTGTGGTCAAATCATCTATGAACCAAAAAGTCCCGATAAGAATAAAGAAAAGGTAAATAGGGAACTATATAATTCCTTCAGTGGAGGTACCTATACGTTTACTTCAAATAACGGTAACGATTTGTTTACCTCAACATGGAATCAAACAAATCAAGAATTCCAAATCACAGGATTAACACAGGGAGCGACCGGTGTAACCAAAGTACAAGATTTTATTAACGATTATTATTCATCTCTCGAACTACCCGATGGGGAGGCAATTGCCAAAACGGCAATGTTACTAACCATCCAAGGAGGAGGTAAATGTGGTAAATCTAAAAAATTTGATGCATCATTAAATAATTTAGATAGACTAATAAAAAAATTACTTTCGATTTGTGGTTCAGAAACCAAAACAGATGAGTTAAAAAATCAAAATGCCGTTAATATGTTTGATGAATCGGAAGAAGACATTGAGTTTTATTTTGATTTTGATGACGTTGAAGGGATTGATTTAGATGACGAGGATTTAAGATATAGAAGAGTACTAAGATTCAAAGATTGTTACAATTTTGAAATTGACGTAGATGATACTCACATTGAGGACTTTGTTTACTTAGTAAAGAATAAAGACCCTAAACAGGCGATTAACGAGGCACTTAATAAAGTTGCCACGGATGCGAGTGAACAATCTGATGGGTCTCTTTCAATATCTGATTTGTTAAATAACTTATTAAATAATTTTATCCTTAGTTTACCAAAGGCATTAATTATGACGGTTTTATCTGCAAAGGTTTTTTTACCACTAATAATGATTTATAAAATTTTCAAACAAATGGCCCTAAATGTTGTGATAAACATAAAGGAATTAATGAAAAAGTTTTATAAGGCGATTAGTTTAATTATAAAAGATTTGTTTTGGATTTTTATCCGCGCATTTTGGAACTTAGTTAAGATTGATTTAATTGCATTTGTGACTAAATTAGTTCAAAAAATTATTAAAAGAAAATACAAGAGATATCTGTTGATTATCACATCCCTTCTGGCGTTACTTAAAAAAATATCAGAAACGGAAATGGATAGTTGTTATGAGATATTTCAGACAATCTTGGATACTATAACAGGGGCCATTAATATGAAAACACCCCTTACTGTTCCAAGTTTTCTTTTATTTGTTGCAGACTCGGCACCGGGTTATAGTCAAGATAGGGCGTTTTTGAATATTGTAGAAAGGTTAGAATCCGCAGGGGTACCAACAGGTCCAATCTACGGTGAAAGTAATGACGTGTTAACATTAGTTAAATCCGTTATTGATGGACACACAGAAGAAGAAGATACGAATTCATTTATAAAAATTGTTCTAAAAGGTGGAATATTACCAGGACCTACAGGTGGTGCGGTAATTCCTCCGGCATTAATATCTGGAGTTGGTAAAAAGTTTTAATATGGAAAAAGAAAAATTATTAGACGTAATTGAAAATGTAAAAGATAAATCAAACAAAGATTTATTAGACGCAGAAGGTTTCTTATTTGAGGAACATGAAAAAACAAAAGAGTTAATCATAGAATTAACTCGACATTTAGATGGAATCGCAGATTTACATTCTAAAGTCGTTAAAGAAATTGAAAATAGAAAAGTAATATGAAAATAATAGATTTAGGTGTCTGTATCGATAACAACGACCCAAAAGTTTTGGGTAGAATACGTTGTATTGGTTATGATGATTATGTTTCAGGTAAAGAGAATTACAAAAAGTACACTCCATATGACGAGAATGACCCTTTTGTTGCCTTACCGTTTTTACCTAACAATATTAATTTTATACCTGAAGTTAACCAAACAGTAAAAGTATTAAGATATAACACGGAAAAAACAACCGTGAACCAAGAATACATTGCCGGTCCATTTACTACAAGATACGATTATTCATCACAAACGTTTTCACAACAAATTGCACCAACAACCTTTGGTGTTGGGGTAAAGAAAAAGAAGGATATATTTAAAAACGGGTCATTACCACCTGATTGTGCAAATACCTTAGCAAAAAATACGGATTACGCAATTTCAGGTAAGTACGGTTCGGATGTTTTAATGACAGAAGGTGGTTTAGTTTTAAGGGGTGGTAAATTATTGTCAAAACAAAGTGCGTCAGCACCAGAAAGAGAACGATTAGCGGATTTTCCATTATCATCTAAAAAGGTTGCCAAATTACAACTTAAAAAATTCCCCGAAAAAAGAATTAGTAAGATTGATATTGTTAAAAAAACAACATATGAAAATGCGAACTTAAAATACATTATTGAATATGATTTAGATAGCCTAACCTCACCTCAAATTGTTAGTTTCTTTGTATATAAAATACAAGAAGGTACATATGGGGATTTATTTAAAACAAATACATTTACCGAATTCACCGATACATCAACATTACCTGTTGTCTTATTAAATTCAGATAACACCACGACCACACCGACGTTGACTGTAGATATGTCAACAATGGTAGGTTTTAACGATTTTGGTGTTGATGGTAAAATCACATTAATTTGTTCTGAGATTAGGACTAAGTTATTAAAAATTAAAGAGGATGGTTTTATTGGTTTATTTAATGCGGATGTAAATAAAAAATTTAGTAATCCCGAAGAATTAACTAACATTTATCCGTTCTTTTTTAGACCTACCACTTCATTTAGAACAACTCAAACCAGTGACACAACCGTGTTAGAAAGAAAAGATGCGGTACTTTCAAATATTAGATTAGCGAAAGGTGTGGTACAAAGCGGTTTAGTTTGGTCAGCAATTCAATTTAAGGCTCCGTCATTCACCAAAGAGGAGGAAGTTGAAAAACTAATTAAAGATAGTTCATCAAGAGAACAGACATTTGGTAGTGTGGTTGCAGATAAGTTATACCTACTATCTACAGACACAAACTTTACAGGTAAAAGTATTGATTTTGAGAAATTGGATGGATACGAGTATACCCAAGAAAATTATTTAAACCTTATTGACCCAAATACGTATGGTGTCGTTAGGGGTGAGATTTTATTGGAATTTTTAAGGTCAATGTTCAACGTAATGTTGACACATACCCATAACATTAATAAACCATATGCGAGGACCGATTACGAGGCACATAACACTATGGCAGAACTTTACAACAAACTTGAATCTGAGTTATTAAATAAATCGGTTAGAATCAACTAATTTGATATTTATTAAATAAAAAGATGTCATACTTCCGTTCATATTTTGAGAAGAACAATACCATACTTAAAAATAAGTCAGTAAATACGGCCAAAAACCCTACTACTGAGATATTTTATGGTTCAGGTTTTTCTAAGTTCCTTTTTAAAGTGGACTTCACAGATTTAATCAATAAAGTCACAAATGGTGATTTAGTAATTGATTCAAATACCAAACATTATTTAAAAATGACTAACACCGTATCGGGTGATGCAACATTAGTTGGTCAGAAAAGAAATACAGGTAGAGAAAGAACAACTTCTTTCGATTTAATTGTATTCAAAATCCCCGAAAATTGGGATGAGGGTGTTGGTTTTGATTATGAAGATGGTGGGTACGACTACACCACGGGTAACGAAACTTTTGATGAAAGACCATCTAACTGGTATTATAGAACCACATTAAATCAATGGACAGCGGACGGTGTTTATGGTATTAACCCAACAGTTGTTGAGACTATCCACTTTGATAATGGAGATGAGAACATTGATGTCGATATCACTAATTATGTGAACGGTATCGTTGTCTCAGGTAACACTAACCATGGTATAGGTTTGGCATTTGCGGTCTTATATCAAGACCTAACCGCAGAATTCGACCAATCTGTTGCATTTTTCACAAAATACACACAAACATTCTACGAACCATTTGTTGAGACTGTTTTTGAAGATAGAATTCAAGACCATAGACAGAGTTTCATTGGTGAGAGACAAAACAACCTTTATTTGTATGTAACAAAGGGAACCAACTTCTATGATTTGGATAATTTACCAACCGTAGATATATTGGACAGTTCAAGTAGCCCAATTTCGGGTTTAACGGGTCTCACAACGACTAAAATCAGAAAGGGTATATACAAGGTTACTTTTGGTATTTCAGGTCATCTATGTGACGGAAAACGATTCTTTTATGATAAATGGAAGAATCTAACAATCGACGGTGTATCAATTGCCGATGTTGTACAAAAATTTGTACCAAAACCATTCACCGCACAATACTCATTTGGGGCAAATCCCACGGAAATACAAAAATACGTTACTCAATTCTCGGGAATTAAACAAAACGAAAGAATCATCAGAGGAGAACTTAAAAAGATTGTTTTAGGATTCAAATCAATTGATGTACCAAACGCTCAACTATTTGATGAGGTACATTATAGAATCTTCGTTAAAGAGGGTAGAACCAATGTAATAGTTAATGATTGGACCCAAGTTGACATGACGACTACTGAAAATTCATTCTACTTAGATACATCTTATATGATTCCGAGAGAGTACTTTATGGAATTTAAAGCAAAAACACATACTGAGGAGATTTTCTACGATGAGTATGTAAAATTTGAAATATTATCAGAAAAATAAAAACAAGTTTAATATATGTCCGAAAATCAAAGTAGTATTACTGACACTTTCTTTACTAAATTAAAAGAACAATCGTTTACAATTATATTGTTGGTTGCGATGTTGTGGTATCAAAACAACACGTATAAAAACAATTTAGAGGGTTATAAATTAATGATTAGAGAGAAGGATGATATAATATTAAAAATGATGACCACTGAGAGACAAATAATGCTTGAACGTAATGAACGTTTGATGGAACAAAGAGACGACTATGTTGAAGAACTAATTAACTCAAAAAAATAAGGTATTTATAGTTATGAAAAATTTAGAATCAATTATAAGAAAGAATCTTAAACAGATGATTTCAGAACAACCTTCGGAAACTAACTACATGTTCTTTTCTAATTTAGAACAAATTAAAAGACAATGTGAAATGTTACTTGAGATGGACCACGCTGTTCTTGATAATATTATCATTAATGGGCACGATTGGGCTGATGACCATGTGTCTGAGGCAAAAAACAATATGGACCAAGTATTTGACTTTTTCATGAATGAAACCAAAAAAAGTGACAATCCCGATAACCTAAATGAAGAAGAATCAATTGATGAGGGTAAAAACAAACCAACAAATTCTAAATTGTGGTCTCGTGCAAAATCTTTAGCAAAATCCAAATTTGATGTTTACCCCTCAGCATTGGCAAATGGTTGGGCGTCAAAATGGTATAAAGAACACGGTGGGGGATGGAGAAAAAAAACAAATGAAAGTATTGATGGGTCAAAAAAAAATGATGACGTGTATCACAAGACATACACATCAGCAATTAATACTGCACTCGAATATGCCGAGAAAAAAGGTTACACATATGACAAGGAAGAAGTTGCACGTGAAATTGGGATGGGTCCAAGAAAACCAAAAGATGGGGATACAAATCGTTTCACAATAAGTTTGAAAAAAGACGATAAGGAACAAAAAAAATCACTTCATATACAAGTTTATGGTATGAAAGAGACATATGAACTAAATTGTTATATTAATTAATTTATGAATATCATCGTATCTAAAGAAGATAAAGAGTACATCAATGAATGTCTTAAATCAGGTGAGGTTTTAAAAGAAGACCTTAGGCGTTGGTTTAAAGAAAAATGGGTTGATGTCAGTAAAAAGGTTGATGGTAAACATCCACCATGTGGTAGAAAGGATGCCGATGGTAAATCGTATCCAAAATGTAGACCTTCAAAGAAAGTCTCAAAGGAAACCCCAAAAGTTGTATCATCTTATAGTAAAAAAGAAAAGAAATCCATGACCACACAAAAAAGACGTGCGGAAAAGGAAGACCCAAAAATTGGTAAAGGAAATAAACCTACCATGACAAGATTCGATGAGGAAATAAAAAAAAGACAACTAATCAAAATAACCGAGGAACAATTTAAAAAATTGTTTGAATCAAAAAAATAAGCCCACAAACCCTAAATTTAAATTAATGAAAAGGTTAATACTCACATTATCATTACTTTGTATGGGGTTCATATCAAACGCACAAACACCGGATACGTTAAAACTATCACCAAAAGAACTATTTGGGGAAAGTGGTAATTTAAATAAAGTAGGGGTATTACAATCCTACGTGAATTTCTCAAAAGACGTTCTTTCAACATCAAATCTTTCAATTGGTGTAATTGGTAAACAAATATCTACCACCTTAAATTTAGGATATAGTAGGACATCTAATAATAATAAATGGGGTCACTCATTCGCATCATCAATAAATCCTATTTGGAAATATTATGGTGTGGGTTACGGTCTTAGTAGAAATGTAGAAAAAAGAACCACCACATTACAGACATTCTTTTCAACGGATTTTGATTTTCAAAACGATATCACACTATCATTTATAGATGTGATTAGAACTAAAAAATATGGAACCTTCGGTTACAGTTTAGTTGTATCTAAAACCTTTTGGGGTGGTTATCAAGGTCAATGGCAAGGTGAATATATTGTTGATTCAAACGGTAATTGGTTGTCTAATGTATACCCACAAATGTCTCCATCTAATGAAATGAATTATAGAGGAATGGTGATGTATACGTATACGTACAAAACAAAGATTGTTAACATATCTCCTCAGTTATTCTTTATGGGTGACATATATAAAACATTCCAAGACGATTCTTTAAACATATCATATCTAAATAAATTTAATTTAGACTTGTATTATGGGACATCTATGGATTGGAAAATAACTAAAAGGTATGTATTAAATACTAATTTCAGATATAACACAACTTGGGATAAATTAAGTGAATCAGTCGGGTATAAAAAGAGTAATCCTTTTGTATTTATGATAGGAACAAACTTTCAATTTTAATGAAAAAAAGACAAGTAATCAAAATAACCGAGGAACAATTTAAAAAATTGTTTGAATCAAACGAAAATGTACACGTATTAAGTTACGATGATGAATTTGGTTCAGTGGAAAATACCTCATTTGAGGCATATGGTTTATTAAACGAGGCCGAATACCAAGGACGTAAGGTACAACTTGGTAAGATTATGCAAGGTGACATTAAGAAATTTAAAGTTTACGTTAAGAATGACAAAGGAAAAGTCGTAAAGGTAAACTTTGGTTTTGGTGGTAAATCCGCAAAGGGTAAGAGAATGGTTATTAAAAAGAATAATCCCGCAAGAAGAAAATCATTTAGAGCGAGGCACCATTGTGAGAATCCGGGTCCACGTTGGAAACCAAGATATTGGGCCTGTAAAACTTGGTAATTAATATGAACTTACAAGAGAACATACAAAGAATTAAAGAGGTGATGGGAATAATCAATGAAGGATTACATGACACATCTTGGGAGAACGAAGAAGGAAATAAAATAACCCTTATGGATTTATTAAATGCCACGGAAAATATTCCTGTGGAAAACATATCTGTAGAAGAATTAAAACCACACCTATTAACTTGGGACGATGATGAAGGTGAGGTTAAGAAAATAGATGGTGCCGACTTACAATACCCCATACTAATCTTTGTTAATGATGACGGTGAGTTTATATCAATTATAGACGGACACCACAGAGCACAAAAGGCGGTAAGAAAAGAGTTAAAAACAATCAGGGCAAAAGTAATACCAATTAACTCTTTACCCAAAGATATTAGAAAAGTGTTTAGTCACATGAATTAATATGAACCTACAATAAATAATTAATAAAACATTACCTGTACACCACACTCATTAAGTAATTGAATACTTTTAAGTTGGGATTCCTCCCACTTTTCTTTATTCTTAGTTGTACATGTTCTTTTACACCATATAACTTTAATTCCCGAATTTACAATCCCTCTGGAACAATCCATACAAGGAACTCCCGATGTTAAGTAAATCTTGGAGTTTTTTAATGCCGTTCCGACACGTGCAGCGTTATAGATTGCGTTACGTTCAGCATGTTCGAACCAGAAGTACTTTTCAGGTCTTTCCTGACGTTCTTGTTTAGAATCATCCATTCCCCTCGGAAATGAATTATAACCCGTAGAAAGTACCTCATTATCCTCCCCAACGATAACTGCACCTATCTGTGTAGATTCATCTTTTGATTTTAATTTTACTTGTTCGGCAATGTTCAGGAAATACTCGGTCCAATTCATGTAAGTTTTTGTTTAGAATTATAATGTATACGGTCATTCGTGTACATACCTATGTTTTTAGCAATACCTTTAGAAACTAATTGACCCATTTCATTTAGATTTTTGGTATCATTTAATGCAATGCCAACAATAAACGAACCATCGGGTTGTTTATCATACGTAATAGGTCTAACGTATTTTTCCTCATCGTCTAACTTTAAATGTTTGATGATTTCTTCTTTGGTTTGTTTACAATCGATATTTCTACCATCTATTAACATCTTTAAGACATCCACCCTTAATTTTTCGTAGTCTACTTGGTCAATACTTTCTTCAGGTATTTTTTTTATTTTCGACATATTTTACAAATATACTGAATTTCTATAAAATAAAAAAGGGTCCCTTTTGAGGACCCTTTCTTTATGACTGATAATTAGATTATCTTAATGTGTCAAGACTGAATGTAGCCAATCCATGTACGTCAATTAAGCCATAGTAACGGTTATTAACCATTTTCTTAGCGTATCTTGTCATAATACCCTTAATTGGGGTAAAGTTGAACGGGTTATACATTGTAGGAGTCAATTGTAAAGGAACGTAAGGTGCGTAAATGTAACCTGCGTCTAACAATGATTTTCCTTTGTGACCGATGATTACTTTACCTGCTGGTAAGTAAGGGTCACGGTAAACTTGGTAACGACCAGCTAATGAACCGATTTTCTCGATACCCATGTTGTAAGTGTCAGCCTCTGGACCAGCACTTGATACGTGGAAATATTCTAAGTCATCGAATACTGCTGATACTTCAGAAGAAACAACAACCCAGTTAGCTCCACCACGAAGAGTTGTCTTGTGGATTTGAGCAGAGATTTGGTTGATTTTGGTAACCAAAGTTTGGTTCCAATCTTTCTGAGTGTAACCCATGAAAGGAGTGTTACCGGTTGCTCCGTATTTCCATTCGTTATAGTCCCACTTAGTTCTCCAAGCGGCACCTTTACGGATGTCACGTAAAATTTCACGGTCAATTTCTGCCGCAACTTGCTCAGACAATAAAGCTGTTAATTCAGCCTCAGCGTCGATGTTGTGGAATGCAGAAACGTCTTGTGCTAATTCTGGAGACCAGCTAGCTCTTAGTTTTCTTTCAGTTACAGAAACTGTTACTGACTCAAGGTCGAAAGAAACCTCACCGATTTCTTCTTCGAATTCAAGAGAAGCATAAGTGTTGTAAGAAACAACTAAGTTAGCAAGTGCTAAGTCGTTAGAACTAAAGTCAGATGCAGAGAAACCATTTGTTGTACTGTAAGATTCGAAATCTACATTTAAGTAAATTTTACCTTCTTCGTCACAAATGTCATTGTATTTAGCAACACCACTACCTGATTTTTGTCCGTACTCAACGATACCTTTACCATATTTCTGAGTTACAACGTTAAAGTTTTTAACACCGTTTTGTGCTGTTGTGTTACCAGTAACTGTGATTGCTAATGAAGCTAAAAATTCTTCAGTGTCCATAATGTTACCATTAGCACCTACCATTTTACCTTCACCTGCTGTAGTGAAACCACTAAGAACAACGATTGCACTTGATACTGAATCTCCACTCAAAGCGGCTGTACTTTCAGATGCAGCACCATTACTGAATGTTACGAATGCGAAAGGTGCTGCTGCGATTGCAGTAACTGCTCCTTTAGAATAATCGAACAAACCTGAAGTTGCTGTGTCATCTTCTTCGTAGAAACGGTCGTACAAGTTAGTACCTGTGTAACCTGAAGTTGGGTTAGTTTGAGACGAAGGGAAACCATAAGGTTGGTTATGGTAACCACCTGAAGTTCTTTCCTGAATTTTAGGGATAAAGAAGAACAATTTACCAATAGGTAAGTTCATTGCTTGTACCGAAACGATGTCGTTTGCTAATAATTTAGAGAATACACGACGGATAATTGGGAAAACTACAGTCTCGAAAGAACCACTAGCATCAGAAACTGCTGCTTCGTTGATTAAGTAAGACGCTTGGTTTTCATACAATTGCGCGATGTTATCTTTTTTATGGCCTTCAAGGCCTTCTAGGAAACCTAAGTCATCCCATTTTTTGATGGTATCTTCTTTGATAACTCTAAGGTGTTTTAACCCGATGTTACCTACCATACCTGATTCTAATAATGCTCCCATTTTAGTATTTTTTTTGGTTTTTTATTTTTATGTTTATTTTATTTTTGTCATCAAATCTTTCATTCTCTTAAATTGAGGATTCTCATAAGCCTTTGACTCAGATAAAACTTCAGTAGAAGATGAACTACTCGGTGCTGACGTGATTTTTTCAACCACTGATTCTGAAATTGGTTTTTTAACTTCAAATTCAGATTTTAATGTACTATACAAGTTCTTAGATTCTTTCAAGGTTGAAATTGAATCGAATCTCTTTAAGATGTTTAACTTTTCTTGTTTTGTTGTTGAATGTTCAGTGAACAAACGTGTAGCGTACGCTAAGTTTGCATTGAACACAGCAACTTCATTAAGTTTCTCTTTGAACAATATAAGGGCCTTTTTGTATTCAGAGTTTTGTTTTTTCAAGGTCTCAACTTCTTCGTTGATTGCTCCTGCTGCAAATACTTTTTTACCTTTGATACCTGTTCTGTTCGCTCCGGCTTTATCACCGTGTGCGTTCCACTTAGTTCTAGCGGCTTCTTCTACATCACCCTCCATTGGTTCTGCAAATTCCTCTTCAGAAACTTCTTCTTCACCAATTGGTTCGTCAAGTTCGATTTCATAAACTACTTCTTCATTTTCTTCTCCTTCAGCATCTGCACCATCAAGGCCAGCACCTGAAAGGTCGAAAGAATCGTCTTCGTTCATGTCAAATGATTCTTCTTCCGTAGATTCATCTTCTAACTTGATGATGTATTCGTCATCGCCATCTGATAATTCAATGTGATTGTTATCTTTCTTAACGATGATACCATCTTCAGGACCCATTGCTTTGAAAACTTTTAATATTTCGTCTTCGTCAGCATCAGTCATGTCAACAACATCTTCTTCATCTTCAGAATCCATACCCATACCCATATTAGGCATTTCGTCTTCATCTTCAAAATCCATTGAATCGATATCTTTTGATATTTCTTCATCGTCAGATGATTCTTCACCTGATTCATCATTATTAAGACCGTCTTCTTCATCTCCAGCTTCAGCTGGTACATCGTCTTGTGTCTCTTCTTCAGAATCGGGTTGTTCTGCAACAACCTCTTCCTCTTCTTCCATAGATTCTTTTAGCAAATCATTTAGTTCTTGTTTCATGGTAGAAGCAAGTATACCTTTTGCATTTGCCCTTACTGCCTCTTCAAGTGTCTGCACCTGAAGTAACGCTTGTTCTAAGATTGATTTTTCGCTCATTTTAAAAAATTAGTTTATTATAAATATTGTGATTATGTAAAAAAGTACTTTTTACGGTATTATAATCTTAAATAAATTAGTTATTTAGATAAAAAACTATCCAACTTATTCATTAGATTTATCATTTTGTTAGACTGTTCAGGTCTTTCTTGGGTTGATTCCTGATATTGTTCTCTCTCACTTGGGTCCTTAAATACATAGGCACCGGGGGTAGATGGAGATGATACTAAATCGTAACATACGAGTTCAAAGTCCTCTTGTACTATATTCTGACCTCTAACATTCTTTAAGGAACCGACACCTCTTGATGATATACCCAACGTTGCCCCGTTCATAAGTAACATTGCGGCTTGGTCACCCTTAGTACTAACGATACCCATCTTCTTCCAACCTGGTGAAGTGAATAGTTTAATTTTACCCATTAGGATTTTACCATCCCACCAAGTTTCAAGGATTGAATGGGAAACCCTATCTAAATCGATAAGTGATGATGATGGGTGATTTAACTCATTTAGAGCACCACCTTTTTTAATAAGGGTTTGATATTTCTCGTTTTCTCTCTTTAATAATACTTCAGGGTAGATTCTACCGTTCTTATTTGGAGTATCATATTTTTGTAAAACAGCATACAAAATAATATCCTGAGAGAAGTCTGTATCTTTCATCTCGGATATTATTTTTTTATTGTCTTGGGGAGAAACGTGACCGGCGTCGTATTCTATTAATATACCTCTTCCGATTTCATTGGGTCCGAGTATTTTCATTTATCTTTTTCATAATAAATACCCCGTTCCTACATTAATTCTTCGTTTCGTTGAAATTAAAGAGAGTTTCGTCAGTTAAAACGTTATCAATTAGTGTCTCAGATAAATCTGCAACGATTTGTTTTATCTCTTTTGACCTTACATCAAAATATTTTTCAACGTATAATGTAATTTCTAGGTCCATAAATGACCGTTTATTAATTTTAACTCCGCTGGTCTTTATGTCCAAATCCACAATTGATTGTGGTTTAAAATATTCGCAGTTTAAATTGTGAATATTTTCTTTTATTTGTCTTCTTGTTTTGTTAATCAATCTATCGAAGTCACAATCCTCTGTATCGGGTTGTGTCCATGAGTTTAATTGGATATAGATTGTCTTTAGGTCTTTGTAGTCAACTGTACCGTATCCTATTTTAACATTGTTGTGGACACCAATTGGAATAAATTTTCCTCTTTTCATTTAATATTTTCATACTTAGTTATTTTATGGTGTATTTAAAATATACAAAAAAAAGTCAAGAAATCAAAATAATTTCATTATAATTGTAAAAAAGAATATGATAATCATCAATGTACTAAAAGAAAAAAACCTTGAAGTAGCACTTAAAAAGTACAAATTCAAGGTTCTTAAAACTAAACAAACTGAACAACTAAGAGAGAGACAACAATTTGTGAAACCTTCGGTTGTTAAAAGAAGTGAAAAGTTAAAGGCGATTTACAAACAGCACAAGAACAATCCCGAGGATTAATCCAAGTTATTCTTCAACTCTGTTAATCTAAAATAGTTGTATTTCGATACTACCGATTCATTAACGTCGTTTTTAACGTTAGTTAATTTATCACGTAGTTCATTGTCTGATTCGGTTAAAAGAGAATCAATCTTAGTATTAAGACTTTCCTTTAATGTTTCCATTTCAGATTTTAATTCAGTTTCATCCATAGAAACAATTTTCTTAAACATTTCTTTTTGACCCTCATTCATAAAATCAACAAACTTGGTGTTGAAGTTATTCACCAAAACCGCATTCAATAAAGATTGATTATCGGTATGAGTTGATTCTGAAACTTGAGATGATTTCTTTTTAGTAAGGTGTGAGATTAATGTTTGTTTAGACTCAACCTTCTTCTCAATGTTTAAAAGGGTATTCTTTTCAGAAATAATATCTAAACATTCATAGATTACATTCTTTTCAATTGATACATCACCCAATATCTTATTCAAAGATTTACAAGATTCTTTAATCGAGTTTGATTTTTCAATCAACAATGATTCAATTTGTTCAACGAACAATTTGGCGGTATCGGTACTTGAGATGTGTTTATTTTCGATATCTTCATAGAACAAGTACATTTCTGACAAGTTCTTATCTGATTTAATTTGTTTTAATAATTCTTTTACGTCTGATTTTTTATCAGAAGTGTAAGATTCTGTTAATTTGTTTAACAGTTTTGATTTTACATTACCAAAGTTTGACATTCTTATTGTTCGTTTAGTATATCTTTTAATTTATTTTCTATTTCATAAATATTCTGTTGTGCCCTATTCATATCGAATAAATCGGTAAACTCTTCGCTCTCACCCAACATTCCTAATATTTTACGTTTTTTTGATGATTCCGCTAACGGTTCGGCTCCACCCGATGGAGGTGCCTCCGCCGCTGGCGCTCCACCACCCATATCCATTCCACCTGGTTCTCCACCACCTTCCGGTGCATCACCACCCTGTTCTCTTTCTTCCTCAGGAACACCGTACTTAGTATCTACTTCATCAAATACACCTGAACGTTTAATAACATTCTGAGTGTTTGTTAATTCAAATCCCATTGCTCTTTCAAGACGTTGTTGTTGTAAATCAAGTATAACCTCACTATCACTCATACCAAGAATATTTTTCTTAGCCCATGTGTGGGATACTGGTAATATACCAACTTGTGATGTGTCAGACGTTGCATCTTTATATAGAACAATTTTTTCTTTCCACTGCTCAATACGTAATAAGTCTGATTGTGCTGAAGGGTTAGTTAATGATAATGTGAAATTATCCAACTCATCCTCCAATCCAAGAAGATACAAATGCATAAGTGCAATTTTGTTTAATTCTTGAATCATAGACTTTTGAATTCTATTGATGGTTCTAGCGAAACGGATATCCATTAACGCTAAAGTTTTACCGTCACCAACCACCTCTTCAAAACCTAAGAATGCCTTAGGTATACGAAGTGCCGCCAACATTTTCTTTTGGATGTATTCAATATCCGCAATCTCACCTAAGTTTTGTGCTCCCGGTAGAGTTTCAATTGGATTAGTTTGTGCCGCATCACGTACAGGAATGAAATAATCTTGGTCAACAGCCATTTGGTTATATCTCATATCCACTTGACCATTTCTACTGTCAACTATTTGGTCCCTTTTAAATTTGTTCGCCACACGTTGCACATACGCCTCGATATCTTTATCATCCATGTTACCAACGAATACTTTGAATACACGTCTTTCGGGTGCTCTTGTTGTTCTATAAATTAACATCGCATCTTCGGCAAGAAGTAATTGTTTCCAAATTCTTCTAATCTTATCCAACATTGATGTACCATATGGTAACTTTCTATCGTCACCCAGTAATCTAAAGTGGGCAATTTCCCATGCTTGGAATTCTAAATCTTTATTTTTCCATTGGAACCTTAATTCTCTCGATGGCATCTTAGAATCATTTTGGTTAGGTGCTTTAGTTGAGCCACCCTCCATTCTTTCAATCTCAATATTCGGTAATTGTTGACAACCAACAATACCTTTTTCGGGGTCAATTTTTAAATAAACAAAATCATCACCGTACTTACACACACCACGAGCCCACATTTGTAGGTTAGTGTTCAAATCTAAACGATTAATGAATAAGTCCTCAAGTATGGTTTTAATTCTTGAAGATTCTGAAAATATAGTAAGAATTTCACCTTTTTCTGATAATGTAGTAGATTCTTCTGCATAGATGTCTAATGCCGCCGAAATCTCAGGAGTAAACTCCATTGATTCATAATCATAATACGCCGACATTCTATTTGGTTCATAATAAACCGATTGGTTATATAATGATTGTTCAAGTTTTGTCCACTTGTCAGCAACGTATTGACTCTGTTGAGCCTGTAACATCGCCTTTTCGTATTCTTCCCTACTATTGGTTTTTAGTATTTCTTCTCTCGAGAAATTAAATGACGGTGAATCCTCGGGTTTTACTTGTCCCGGGAAACCAAACATCTTGGTTAACCTCTGAAATACAGTTATGTTATTATCTGCCATGTATATAAATAGTTTTCTTTATAATATAAATAATTTTAAGGGGATATTAAAGTCGTGTTACCTCTTTTTGGAAAATAACCACGAATATTCTTTATAGTGGTCCTTAGTCGCATTACCGTGTATCTGTTGAACCACATTAGCGTCCGTACCCATTGAACCTATTTGGTCAAATGCGGTACCATATGAATAAAACGATTTGTTCGGTTCGTAGGTTCTTTCAGTTACCGTCCACGACTCCAACATTGCCTTATTTGCGTTCTCGTTTTTTTCTAATTGACTAAAACACATATCGGCCGCGTAAAGTGCCATCGACATACTCATAATTGCATCATCATGATGTCCTTTCATGTGGTCAGGTCTACCGTTGATATAAACAAATGTGTTTAATTCATTTACTAATCTACTTGACCTAACTTGGAATCCTTTTCTTAATTGTTCTTCAAATGCGGCAACAATCTGAGTTCTTTTATTGTTAAAATTTAATCCGGGGATTTTTTCCATCGCCTTCGAATTATATTCCCAAATATTCTTTGTATTAACACCATCAATATACAGGTTCCTATAATTCATCTCCTGTAATTTTCTGGATGTTGCCACACCCATACCACCGGTGATATCAATTACAATAAACGCCTCATATAAAATTCCCCATTTATATGCAACTGACGCTAAATCGTCGGGTGGAATCTTACCTATATATTCCGCAACTTGTTCCCTCTCATCAAAGTCAATTATATTAATAGATGAGAAGTCTTCACTGTCCCCTCTACTCACATCGACACCCATAATGTATTTATGTCCTTGTACCGGTTCTTTCCATTGCCAAAAGGTACCTTGCATGTACTTTTCTTTTGGTGTGCGTAACATGTTCTTAGTTATATTATCTTGAATATCACCCGGAATAACACCATCACCCGAACCCAAGAAGTCACACTCTAACTCTTGCGCAATCTTACGTCTATCATATTTGAACTTTTTTGACATTGATTCAAACCATGAAGAAAACGGTTTATATCCCAATTCTTCAAGTTCGGCATACTTTTCTATGTCAAAGTCATATATTATCACTTCAGTATCGTCATATTGTTCTCTATTCAACATGTAATGACATATATCCTGACATTTAACCCAACGTAAGTCCTTTGTGTAACGAGGGTCTTTAAACCACCTTAAATCGGTTATATGGAAGTCATTGATACCTCTCATCGCTTGGTCATAAACACCATAGTAAATTGGGTCATATCCATTCGGAGTAGAAACAAGAATAATCTTACCACCTGTAGATAGGGATGCCATAGATGCCGCCCAAAAATCTTCACCGGCTTCGATATATGCCGCCTCGTCAAATACAAGGATTGTTGGGGTATAACCACGTAACGCATCCGCAGATGTCGCAACCGCCTTAACCTCACACCCGTTGTTTAACCTAAATCTACTTTCTGAATTTTTATCGGGTGAAAACCCAACATTCAACCAATCTGGCCATTGGTCTAAGAAATGACGAACCTTATTGGCCATTTCCACCGCGGTATCCTTTTTGTTGGCAATTAATAATACCCTTTCAGGGTTTTCTGGTTTTGCCAATTGTAGTCTTCTGGAAATCCATGCGGCAGTTACTGTGGTAACACCGGCCTGTCTATATTTCCTCGTAATATTTTCGTTGTATACTTCGTAATCCTTGATTAACTGAACTTGGTCAGGGAATAACTCTAAAGGAACATATTTCTTTTGCGTATTGTCATATGTCGTTAAGTATGTTTTTAACGCATATGGAGCATCCTTCATTATACGAGCATACTCTTTTAATTGTTCTATCTTATTACTCATATATATAAATACAAAAAAAGGAGGTTAAAAACCCCCTTTTAAATATTATCGATTATCGTCATCATCGTCATCCGATAAACTAATACCTAAATCACCTAAAAGATTTCTCATATCATCATCAGTAAAATCATCCGCAACATCATCTAAATCATTATTAAATGATTCCATTGCATCTTGGTAATCTTGGTCTCTAAGTAATTGTTCAATCCCTAACATTAATTCATTCATTAATCTTTTACCATTTGCAGAACCTGAAACAACCTCCTTTGCGAATACCAATAAATTTTTTGCTGGTAATTTGAAAATTGTCATTAGTAATCTATTCTGTAGATGCATCTTATTTACATCGGTTAAGATGTCTTCAGGAAATTGTCTTCTCATCCTTTCCCATATTGCTGGTCCTAATCTCAAATCCCATACTTCTTTTTCTAAAGTATCTTCTGATTGTTGTACCGCATTAAAAGTTTCTAAATCATCTGGGTCACCGGCGTATGAAATTAAATCCATCACCGCTTTAACTAATTCATGGACAAGTACGGGAAAATTAACAGCTTCTATTGTTATTTTAGGGGGGTTGGAATTTCTATCTGTTTTTTGTTTACCAGCCATACTTGACCCACCTTCTCCGCCTCCACCCATCATCATTTTCATTTGTTCGTCACTTAATTGCCAATAAAGTGTATCGTTAATTGACATTAAAATACCGTATTGATTTATCAAGTTTTCAGAACCAGTAATTTCTTCAATTTTATCAGGAACATAATGATACATATAGTGAGCCTTTTCTGATGCACCTTGTATCATACTATTAATAAATCTTCTTTTTGCTTTTTCTAAATCAAGTTTTTCCAAATCACCCATTAAATCCTCCTCAACCTCAATATTTACTTCTGGAGCATTTTGTTGTTGACCTTGTTCTCTATTGAAATCACTCGAATCAATTTCACCTGTATTAACAATTTTAACATCAAATTGTAAAATATTTACTTTTTTTCTAGTTGTTCCGGTTATTTGATACTTATATGCCATATATACACCATCAATAAATTCAACACCAGCACCTTCTTCAATCTCCTTTGGTTTAAAAACATTCAGTTCTTTTACAACTAAATCAACTGATAATTTTTCTAATTCTCCTCTATGTGCTCTTTCGGTTTGTACAATTTGATTATGAGCAGTCATCATCATTTGAGCTAATGGCATTATATCATTAATAGTCCTAAGAGGTGTATTAATACCCGTATATTGTCTTAGGTTACTAATTACTTGTCTATATCTTTCAGATGCTAAAAGTTCTTGGAAATTTTTATTGGGTTCATCACCTGTTTTAGGAAATGGAATTTTTTTCAATGGAGTATCTCCTTGAGCTAGTTTATTTTGTATACCTTGGTCAGGTCTATCTTCCGTATCGAAATCCATTGCCATCTCTTCTAAATTTTCTTTAATTAAAGATAACAAATTTTTTTTACTAAATTCCATTTTTAATTCTTTTTTTTTCAGCTAATGCTTTTGGAGCATGATTAGGTCCCGGTTTAGGACTAAATGGGTCATCAGTTTTAGGTTTTTCTGTTGGTTTCTCTCTAACAGGTCTTTCTCTAACCGGTGTTTCGGTTTCTTTTTCTTTGGTTGATGATGACATGATTGAATCATAAGTCATAAATTCAGGAACACCGTTGTGTCCTTTGTTTGCCTTAGTTGCCGGCATTGGTGTTGAAGTTTCTTTAACTTTAGAACTAATAATTTCCATAATTTCACTTTTTTTCGTAAAATTACTAAATTTTTCCTCAGCCAAATTTAAAACCCAAGATTCAACCTCATTTTCTTTTTGAACATGAGACCATTCTTCATTTTCATCCCCTTCTTCACTCTTTTCTTCGTAAGTTTCAATTGTCTTACCTAATTTTTTTGCATTTTCAATGTCCTTAACGTTATCTGACTTAATTATTACCGCTTCTTTTAAAACAGTTTTGGCTAAAACGGTAAGTTCCTTGTCTCCCATACGAGAAAGGGTCTTTTCAGAAAACCCCTCAGATAATAGTTTTTCGATTATATCTTTTCTTTTCATAACGATTTAAATTTTAATTCTTGGGTTTCTAAAATATAACCTCTTGATTTTAGTTTTTTCTCTACTGATTCCATGGATTCACCAAAACGGAAAAACATTCTATCTTCATCCATGTCGAAATTAGATTTTTCCCATGCCATGGCAATTATACCATCCACAGCATCAATAACACCGAAATAGTCAGAATTTTGTATTAATTCAAAAACCACATCGGTGTCACGTAAAAGACCTACAAGGTCAATATATTCAATACTTGGAGACTTTGAGGTCATTGTTGAAGATGCTGGAACGTCAAACCATTCCTCCATGTCAATTTCTACGCTTTCACTAAAAATGAATTCGTACTGTCTTTGACCTTTAAAATCGGAACCGATTTCATTGACGTATATTAAACGCATCTTACTTGAAATATTTACCTAAAGTTTCCCCGATATTTCTGTTAATTTCTTTCTTTATTTCCTCCAAGTCGATTTCCATTACGTCATCTTCTTGTACCGAACCTAAATCAGCATAATTGCTCAAATCAATTTCTTCGTCTTGAACTGCTGGCATATTAACAAAACTCTCCAATTTATCCATTATTGACATTTCACCCAAATCTTCGTCTGCTTCAGGTTCTTCTGCCGGCATTTCAGGTTCTTCTGCAGGAATCCCTTCCTCATCACCAAAATCCTCTTCATCTCTGTCGAATTTTTTAGCGATGTCTTCGATGTCCTCAATCTCAAGTTTGTTAAGGTCAACCGCCGAGATAATCATGTTAAGTACGTATTTGATATCGTCACTTTCCATTTTTTCTTTTTGGTCTCTTAATTCTTGACCTAATTTACCTGCGAATTTTTGAACTTCAGCCATGTAATCAGATGGTTTGGGTGTGTTTTCATCACCCATTTCAGGTTCCATTGATGTATCATCAGAAGGAACATCTGAACCCATATCATCCATAGATGTTACCGGTGTCTCGTCTGCAGATGGTTCTGATGGAACATCAGTTGGCATCGGTGCTGGCGCATCAACAGGCATTGCAGGTTCTGTGGTTTTGTTTTGTTTTAATACATATTTTGTGGCTTCCTGTAATTGTTCTTGACCATTTAAAAGGTCAAGTCTTTTCAATGCCTCAGCGTATGAACTAAATTTGTTTTTATTTTTCATGAAAAGACCACCAATGTAATCCAATGAACTTTCATTTAAACCTTTCTTTACGAAATATCCATCTTTTTCTTTGACGATACCGTATACACCGTTTACTGATTCTGAGATATACTCAGCCTTAGACGATGTGTTGTTTGTTTTATTACCGTAATAAGTCAACTCAAGAATTCTCTTTAATTTGTCGTCTCCTTGAAGTTTCTCACTTCCTAATGGTTTTAAGTCTGCCATGTTTTTTAAATATTGATAATGTGTTATTCTTAGTATCCTATAAATACATGCATATAGGTAAAAAAATTATGATTACTACTGTGGAAGGGACAATTTCTTATTCCTCACACTCGTTTTTATGTTCATCAATTTTTCAATGTACCCATTTCTTCTGAGTAATTTGAAGGTTAGATTCTCATAAGAATACTCCCCACCACTCTCAAGACCACATTGTCTGAACTTTTTTATCTTTGATTTTAATTCATCAACCTCTTTTGTTGTATCCTCACCCATCTCTTCTCTATTAACCATAAGGTCAATTTGTTTGGCGTATTCTTCCGACTTTTCTAAAATTTTTTTCTCATCTAAGTCAAAAGGTGAGTCTAACTTCTTTGGTTCAACAACCCATTCATTATTTAAAATAGAGTAAACCCCCGTTGATAGATGTTCTTCATCTACGTCTTGTACATATAACTCAACCTCAAAATCCTTTACTTTAATGTCGGTGGTTGTGTTCCAAATTACCTTTTTACTATCAAAAAACTCTTTAACGATTTGGTGGTATATGGTTGGGGTAACTTTATTCCCATCAAATTCATCCAAATCAATTAAGATGTGTAAATCAACATCAGAATATTTTGACCAATTAAAGTTTGCTAAAGAACCTGTTAGAACGATGTCGTGAACAAAAAAATCAATACCAATGAATTCTAAGAACTCATTTGAAATTTCCAATAATTTTTCTCTAATTTCTTCGTTTAAAACATAAGAGTCACCCTTCAAAGAAAAGATTGTTTCGGGCAACGTATCTTTAGGGATGAATGATTTTACAATCTCATTATCCTTTTCAATATCCTCTATTAGTTCTTTAATTAAACTCATTTTACTTTTTGATACTTGTATGTTTTAGAAATACTTGTATTGAAAAACTTACCCTGAGATTCCGCCATTCGGAATTTAGTGAAGATTTCCCATGGTACTTCATTATACTCATAAATAGCACCATTATTAAATTCCACCATCAGAGTCTTTTCTTCGGTGTTATATGTTGCACTTTTAAGATTAGACGATGTTATTAACACCTCAATCAGAAGACCATTAATTTTTTCAGATGTAATTCCCATAATGTTTTTTTATCTGATAATATACACAATAAATACCAAATAAAAAACCCCGATTCCTCGGGGTTTAACTTAATTCAACAAAATAATATGTTAAAGTAATTTTTTTTCATATATTCGTATCAAAATATATTCCGAATGAATAAATAAGACAATATGTCAGTTATATCTTTATACTAACTGAAAAAATGTCATCATTTTGTTTTTAGAATTATTTTTGTTATCTTTATTAAAAACACATTATATAATGGCAGTAGATTTTTTCGAAGAGGGTCAGACCTCCACTCCAAAGAGGGGTAAAAAGGGTTCTACAACCCCAATCCTTGATAACTTTTCAAGGGATTTAAACAAACTTGCCGAAGAGGGTAAAATCGACCCTGTGATTGGTAGAGACAAAGAGGTAAAGAGAATCGCTCAGATTCTTTCAAGAAAGAAGAAAAACAATGTGGTTGTTGTTGGTGATGCCGGTGTTGGTAAATCTGCTCTTGTTGAGAAATTAGCATTGTTAATTGTTAAAGGTGAATGTCCAACCAATCTTTTGGAAAAAAGAATAATGTCGTTGGATTTAACTTCATTAGTTGCAGGTACAAAATACCGTGGACAGTTTGAGGAGAGAATCAAGGCAATTTTAAATGAGTTACAACACGAACCAAATGTGATTGTCTTTATTGACGAATTACATACAATGATTGGTGCGGGTAATGCAAGTGGTTCAATGGATGCCGCAAATATTCTTAAACCCGCATTGGCAAGAGGAGAAATTCAATGTATTGGTGCCACAACTTTTGATGAGTTTAAAAAACATATTGAGAAGGATTCCGCATTAGTTAGACGTTTCCAAAAGATTATTTTAAAGGAACCGACTCACGAGGAAACCATTCAAATTTTGGATAACCTAAAAGATTCTTATGAAAGTTACCATAAAGTACACTACGAAGATGGTGTTGTTAATATAATTGTTAAACTTTGCGGTCGTTTCATCACGGATAGACAATTCCCCGATAAGGCAATTGATGTATTAGATGAATTGGGTTCAGATAAAAAAATCAACACTAAGGTTCCCGAAATAATTGAAAAACTAAAAAAAGAATCTGACGAACTTAAAGAAAAAAAGATTCAAGTTGTAAAAAACCAAAACTACGAGCAGGCGGCGAAACTCAGAGATGAGGAACGTAAAATTCTAACCAAGTTAGAAGAAGAGAAAACATTATGGTTAGACAAACAAAAGGATAACAAAGTCCCTGTTTGTGTTGACGATGTTTATGAAATAATCTCACAAATGACAGGTGTCCCAATTACCAAATTGGATGATAGAGAAACTCAAAACCTATTAAAATTAGAAGAGAGGTTATCGGCGAAAGTTATTGGTCAGGAAGATGCGATTTCAATTATATCCAAATCAATCAGACGAAATAGGGTTGGTATTAAAGACACAAACAAACCAATTGGTTCGTTTATCTTTTTAGGTTCGACAGGTGTCGGTAAAACTTACCTCGCCAAGTCTATTGCGGAGTTGTTATTTGGTGACCCCGAAAAAGTGATTAGAGTAGACATGAGTGAGTTTATGGAAAAACATAATGTATCTCGTTTAATCGGTTCTCCTCCGGGTTATGTTGGTTATGATGAAGGTGGTCAATTAACTGAGAAGATTAAAAACAATCCATTCTCAGTAGTATTGTTCGATGAGATTGAAAAGGCACACAAAGACGTGTTTAACATCCTACTTCAAATTTTAGATGAAGGACATTTAACGGATTCATTTGGTAGGAAGGTTAACTTTACCAATACCATCATTATTATGACCTCTAACGTAGGTGCAAAAAAAGTATCAGATTTCGGAGGTGGTGTTGGATTCACAACTAACTCAAGTGAGGAACAAAAACACGAGGTTAGGAAATCAATCATTCAAAAATCTTTGAAACAACATTTCAATCCCGAGTTTCTTAATCGTATTGATGATATTATTTTGTTTAATAAATTGAATGGTGATACTATTAATAAAATTATCGAAATTGAGTTAGGTAAATTACTCATTCGTTTAAAAGAAAAGAATTTCAATGTAGTATTTGATAAAAGTGTAATATCTCGAATTTCCGAGTTAAATATTCAAGAAGAATATGGTGCACGACCAATTAAGAGAATCATTCAAAATCTTTGTGAGGATTTCCTCAGTGAAGAGATTTTAAGGGGTTCGATTAAGGAAAACGAACTTACAACATTGAAATTTAAAGACGGTCAACTAAAAATATTTAAGAAATTGGTATAAATATTTGGGTTTTTTTAAAAATCATATATATTTATATCAACAAGGAAATCTTTGCCGAAATCCTTTCGTTTTTTAGTCCGTGGGGTTGAACCCACAAAAATGACCTTAAGCCCCGATTCCCGTCGGGGCTTTTTTTATTCCGTAATTTTTCGTATATTTGTAACTATGAGAAAATATACTTTGATTTTCGCAATTATCGCAACAGTTGCGATGACTGCATGTGGTAACGAGTCTACCACATCAACCGAAACAACCGACTCAACTGCAACTGTTGCTGATACAACAGTTGTTGCTGATTCCGATGCAACACAGGAAACTGTGGATAGCACTGTGAAACAGTAATTAAATGAGTGCTCACTACCGTTGGTGGAAATGTGGGTTAAATGTATTGATTGTGACACCACAGCTCGTTTTTTTAATTTAAAAATTTTAAAATATGGAATTAATATTAGTAAGGGGTTTACCGGGTTCAGGTAAATCAACATTCGCAAAATCTTTGGGTTGTCCTTGTTTCGAGGCAGATATGTATTTCATCAACGAAGATGGGGTGTACAACTTTGATGCGTCAAAAATTAAAATGGCCCATCAATGGTGTAAAGACAGGTTAGTACAACTCATGGAAGTGGACATCAAAAAAATTGCGATATCGAATACATTCACCCAAGAATGGGAAATGGATGATTACTATAAATTGGCGGAACAATACGGGTACACCGTGTTTAGTGTTATCGTTGAGAATAGACATAACGGAAAAAATGTTCACGGGGTACCTCAGGACAAATTAGAAATCATGAAAGAAAGATTTCAAGTGAAACTTTAGACATTATGTTAGACATTTTAGAAAGATATCATAAGGATGGTTTGTTACATAAACAAACCCACCCAACTCTTGATTTGACCATATGGAATTATTCGCCGAAAGTTCAATATGAAAGACTGTGGGATGAGATAACTGTGCAATGTCGTGGTCTTGTTACTAACAGTAAAGGTGAAATTGTTGCGAAACCATTCAAAAAGTTCTTCAACTATGAAGAACATAAACCAGAAGAAATACCAAATGAGTATTTTGAGGTTTATGAAAAAATGGATGGTTCTTTAGGTATATTATTCAACTATAATGGTGAATGGGTAATGGCAACCCGTGGTTCGTTTATTTCTGAACAATCAGTTAAAGGTCGTAAGTTACTTGAGAAATATGATTATAATCGGTTACATACCGACTACACTTATTTATTTGAAATAATCTATCCCGAAAATAGAATTGTGTGTGTTTACGATTTTGAAGATTTAGTTTTATTGGGTGTAATCCACACAGAAAGTGGTAACGAGGTTAATATTCATAACCTCAATAATGAAGATATCCGATTAAACAACATGATTGGTAATTTAGGTTTCAGAGTCGTTACCTTATATAAAACATGGGGTGAAGGATTTGACGTACTGAAAGAAGAAATATCAAAAGATAGAGAAGGATACGTTATTCGTTTTAGAAATGGTTTTCGTATGAAAATCAAAGGGGATGAATATGTCCGTTTGCACCGAATATTAACCAATATATCTAATAGAGACATTTGGGAGTATTTGAAAGATGGTAAACCTATGGATGAAATCTTAGATAAAGTACCCGATGAATTTTACGATTGGGTTAAGAACACCAAAAATGATTTAATTACACAATTCAATATATTAGAAAAAGAATATCAATGGATATTCAAAGTAACAAACAGGGTTCACGGTATTGAGAATCGTGCAGTCTTTGCTGAGTACGCAAAAAAATACAAACACCCCAACTTATTATTTAATATGTTGGATGGTAAAGACTATTCGCAACAAATATGGAAACTTCTGTACCCAACATATTCAAAACCATTTAAAAAAGATGAAATATAGAATTTATTTAGACGATGTTAGAACACCAATTAGTCCAAACAATGAATGGGTGGATGGTATTGAGGAATGGACTGTTGTTAGGAATTACGTGGAATTCGTAGAGAAAATAACCGAGATTGGTTTGGAGAACATAGAATTAATTTCTTTGGACCACGATTTAGGTGATACCGCAATGGCCGAATGGCATCGTAATGTTTATCACAACTATGAGTTGGATTATGATAATATCCTTGAAAAAACCGGAATGGATTGTGTTAAATGGTTGGTTGAAAAATGGATGGATGGTGAACCCGTGGTTACTGTTGTTGTACACTCGGCAAACGCAATCGGTAGTGGAAATATGATGGGTTATATAAACAATTACCGACACATCAATAAATTACCACAAAATTGTATTAGAGTTCAGTGGGAACACACGGTGTAAAAATCGTTTGGATAATTTAATTTTTTTAATCACCTTTGTACTGAACCAAACAATTTATTAAAATGGATACAAATACTAACTCAATTGCGACCAAAAAATTATTAATAAAAGGAAAGTATGAAGGTTTTAAAGACTTTTATGATGTTAACAAAATTGTTATTTACAAAAACATTTTAAAACTTTTTACCAACTTCAAAAAACAAGATAAAGACCAATTAGTTCTTATCATTTCGGCAAAGATTAGTAATTTAGATTGGGAAACCGAATTGAAATTTCAAAGAAAAGAGTCCATCGTTTTAGTTCGTGATATCATGCCGTACTTCGAGCAAATCGAAGACTATGAAACATGTGGTCAAATCTGTGACCTATACAAAAAAATACAATCAGTTTGATGAGTGAGATAAGTTTGAATCACCTTTAACAATATACTTTATGTTAAGGGTGACAGAACTTGTCACAAAATTTATAGTAAAACTCGTAACGGGTGTTACTGTTTTATAATTTGATGGAGTTATCGAATTAAAATCTGACGCAGTATACCACCACACTTTATCAAACGTAATCATACCTGTAAGATTTGCACCAAGTAAGTACGCATCAGGTATGGTAACAACACCGTCATCATTAATGTCACCAGCCCTCATTTTAGGTCCACTGTTCAAATGTATTCCTGAAAGTGTATTGTTGGGTGTATTTTCATTTTGAGACTCGTTAAACACCAAATCAAAGTCTGATGAAGTTAGTGTTGGCGTAAATGAAGGTACAACTTTGAAAGTTGCATTATGTTTTGTTGGATTCAATGTATATGTTCCGTTTGTTGCGACCGTTACGGTTTGTAATAATGTGTCCGTAGTACCCACAACCAAATATAATTTAACCTGCGGTCTTGTGGATAGTCCAGATGGAATTGTAATTGTACCACTAATTGTTTCAGTTATAATTGAAACCGTACCATTACTACTATATGCAAATCCACAAGTACCACTTTGTAATTGTGCTCTAAATAATGTTTTGGTTGTAATGTTTGTATAACTATTACTTGCAGTTGTGTTTGTTATGTCTGTCCAGTTGACACCGTCATTAGTAGACTTCTGCCATTTAACAATAGTTCCAGTATAACTACTTAATGTCAATGTACCTGAGTTTGTTGTACTCGTGTGAGTTGCTGATGACACACCACCACCAACAGGGGGTGTTCCCGATGTTACGCTGATAGTTTTAGCACCTGATAATACCGCACTACCACAACTCGGTGTTTGGACTTCAACACGATAATAATATGTACCAGCGGAACTTATGGTTTCTGTTAAACTTGTTGTTGTGTTAGAGATATTAGTCCAATTCACGTTGTCCGTTGAGCGTTGCCATTTATTTACATTACCCTGTTGACCTGATAATGTTAATTCAACTTGACCACCGGCACATATAGAATTATTTGCCGCGAATACCGACCCCGATTTAGTTGGTTTTACGGTAACATAGACACTTGAGGTTGCCAATCCCGAACAACTAACAGGACTTGATGAATTCACAATTGCTCGGTAATATGTTGTCTTCGTTAAATTGGTTACCGTTATACTTGTTGATGTACTTGTGATAGTTGTTCCTGCAGTAAAAAAGTTATCGAAAGATGATTCCCATCTAACAACACTACCCGATAAATTATTTAATGTTAATGTCGTACTATTACTTCCTGAACATACGTTAACATCACCACCACTTATGTAACCACTTGAAGAGTTACTGACCTCAATATTTCTTGTTAATATAGTTGTACTCGTTGTTATATCACCCGGCATGTCACCATACTCACAAATATAACCCGGTAGAGTACTATTTGCTAAGTCATTCCATTGACCACTATTTGATGAATAGAATTGTCCAAACGCTTCCGAGGTACCATTTGGTTCTCCACCCGCCCATTTATGATACATACCCGATACTAAGGTTGTACTTGGGGTATTTCCATTTGAAAAGTTTTGACCTTTTTCAGGACCTGTAACCCAGTGCCACTTTCCTTCTGATGCGGATTGACTCGCATAAACAGTTGAACCCTTTGCAGTGTTGATATAGTTGTAATCATCCGATGCACCAAACCAAGCATCGTTTGCCATTAATTTCCAAATAAAGTTATTTTCCGCCTCGGATAAAACTGTTGCCAAATAACCAACCCTTCCGAAGTATGATTTATTACTTGCGTTTGTATATGAATTAGTCCAACTTGTATTACCCGACACATATTCATAAAAGTGTTCGGTTAATGGATTATAAAAAACAGTACCTGCAACGAAAGTCACTCTTCTTTGAAGTGCGTAACATGTGGAGGTGGTTGATTTAAATTCAACACCCCTTAATACTGATTCCCAATTTGTTGCAGTTGTTGAACCACTAAAAATTAAAACACCCGTTGTGGTATTAAATGATGAAGAAACTCCCGATGGAAGTGTTGCCGTTGACCTTAATTGGTCACCACTCGTATATGTTTGAGATATTTGAACTCTAAAACCTGTAATCGTTCCATTTGCGGTTAAAGTTAGATTTGGGTCAACTTTAGTCCACGTATTATATGTCGATGAAAGAGCACTCGTACTTGATGTTCCAAGACTAACAGATGTTGCCTGTGAAAAACCTAAGACTGGTAACAATAAAAATAATATGTATAGTAGTTTTCTCATAGATTAACCTTACTACCTATTAAGAAGAAAGATAAAATAGGAATTTCGGGGTTCGAACTTATATTCGCCTTATAATTCATGTTTATTTTAAATCTTTTTGAGATTTGATAATCAAATCCACTACCCAAGAATCCACTAAAAAATCTATCGGTTATTGTTACTTGTTCTTTTGTTGAGTAAACCAACGGTGTTGACATTACATATAATTCGGGTGACACCATTAATTTTTTACCGACCTTAAACGGTCTGGTGTAAAACGCAGTTACAGATGGTGAATAATAACCACTCTTATCTTCTGAAATGATTGATACCGCACCACTTACGTTAAAACCCGTAACACCCCATTTACCTGCGTTTAAAATACCACTATATCCTAAGAAACCAAGTATATTTCCATAGGTGTATACACCAGTTAGACTAGCGTTATGTATGTACTTTATTGTGTTCTTTTTATTGTAATGTAACTTAGTATATTTTGTCGATATCGCAAATTGATTAAGATTTGCCCAAATCATAGCGGTCGCCCCGAAACTCGATAAACCTGTCATTGATGACCTGTTTGCACTCAAGTTAAGAATTGGAGTAAATGTTTTATTTAAATTTTGTGCGGTTGTTAAATCAGAAGAAACAATCAATGGATTTGAACTACCTGATTTACCACCACCTGATTTACCACCACCTGATTTACCACCACCCGATTTACCACCACCTGAACTACCACCACCACTACCATTATCGTTGTGAGCGTCATTATTCATTGTTGTGGTTGCCCCAACCTCTTCATTACTTTGACTGTTTGAATTGTTACCCGACCCCGTTCCACCACCTGTTGTACTTCCGCCTGTGGTTCCACCCGAACTACCCGTAGAACTACCATTACCACCGGTTCCACTTCCACCTGTTGTACTACCGCCAGTTGTTCCTGAACCACCCGTTCCACTTCCTCCTGTTGTACTACCGCCAGTTGTTCCTGAACCACCTACAGGTGGCTGAGACGAGCCACTTCCCCCTTGAGGTGGGTTACTTGAACCTGTGCTGTTTCCTCCCTGTGTTCCAGTTGAACCTCCCTGAGAAGAATTAGTTCCTCCAGTCGACCCAGTAGTTCCTCCTGAACCTTGGGATTGACCTCCATTCTCGCCTCCCTGAGAAGACGAACCACTTCCGTTATTGTTATTACCTGACCCATTTGAATTTCCATTAGATTGTTTATTCCCATCTTTTTTATTATTCCCACCGGCATTAAGATTACCCCCACTCGATGATGATTGAGCGGATGACATAATACTACCAACAACCGATTGTACGGTACTACTAATAATTTGGGATGTGATTTGATTTTGTGTTACTTGACCTTGTTGTTGTGAACATGGGTTTGTTTGACGATACTCGGAGTATGTTTGATTAACCCAACTTGAGAATACTCCACTGGCAACATCCGCAGCGGTAAAGTATTGACTTTTATTTAAAAAAAATATTGTAGTACCACCTTGTAATGGTACGGTAAAAAGAGTTACTTCTTTTGTACATGGGTCGATAAATGTTTGCACCGACACCTGAGCCTTTATATTCTGACTAAACAGAACAAAAAAACTTATAAAAAATAATGTCTTTATTGTTTTCCAATACATAATAATAAATACTAAAAAGGGGGTTATTAACCCCCCAAATTTTTAATTATCAATAATAAAAAATAACATTAATTAGGAAAAACACCCTTCTTAATCATCCTAAGTAGGATTCTACTACATGCGATGTCCAATGATTTTTTTGTTGCGATTCCAATTGTTGATTGGTTGAATTTTACTTCACTTAGATTATCATCGTTTAATAAACTTAATTCTCTTACCGTCGTCGCCTCACCCAAACCACTAGCACCAATAATGGCACCCGTTTCTGCGTCTGTGAATCGAACTTGCATACCAATACGAGTTGTTACAGTATTTTTAACTCCATTTGCCATGTTTACTGTTTCATCTTCACTAACAGAATAATCATATAGTTCAATTGTAACAAAGTAATGTGCCAAACGTATTTTACCTCTACCGTTTAAAGTATCTTGGGAAATACCCGCTTGAGATGCTTGGAATTGTTTTACCATTCTATTCTTAATCTCTGTTTTATCCTCAGTGAAAATAAAACGATTAAGATTCTCAAGATATTCAAGTGTCATATTCGCAACACCCAAACCAACTTTCTTTTCCTTTAGTTCAGGGTATAGTTCATATACCTCATCACTAATACCGATTTTTAATATCTGTATTGGAATTTGAGGTCCCTCATAATCCATTAAAGAATCGATATTAACACTGGTTTCAAAAGATGCCTTATATTGTTCTGTTTGTGTTTTACCGATAGTTTGTGCGGTTGCCTTATTGGCAAACGCAAACATTAAAAGAAACCATAAGATAACAACCATGATTGGCATCAAATATTGTTTTACTTTATCGTTATTTAATAGTTTCATATTATAAACTGCCTTCTTCTTTTATTTTTCCGCACTTTAAACATTCTTCTTCACCATCTCCGTCAGCATCACCCCAAACGTGTTCACACTGTCTGTGGTCAAAATACTCATCGATGATTCCGTCGTTGTCAAAGTCTAATCCGTCCATAACACCATCTCCATCTTCATCGATTTCAACACCTTTTTTGGCAACTTGGACAGGTTGTTCAAGTTCCTCGATTATGGGTGACGATGTTGGTCCACTTGGTATATCAGACGTGTTTGATATCGAAATACCGTCCTCCTCATCCATTTTCTGAACTAACATTTTATCCTTATCGGTATCACTAAACCAATAGTCAATGATTTTCCCGTAAGAACCAATAAATGCACCTAATAAAAGGAGTAAAAGTTCTTTCCACTCTCCTTCAATTGGTGATTTGGAGAATATCGCAAAAAACATTCCGCCAACGATGAACATGAACCCACCTAATACTAAAGCGGTAATGTACCATCTTCTACGCATCATTGCATATAATAATTGCTTAAATCCGTCTGGTTGTTGTGTATTTGACATATTTCTTTTTTTTACTTTAAATTATTACCATTTTGGCTCTTCAGCCGCAAATTCGTCTTTTTTCTTTTCTTTAGGTTTTTCAGCTGGTGCTGATGCCGCTGGTTTTTCAACAACTCTTTCAATCACTTTGGTTGTACCACCTGATTGTTGTTGTTGGTTAGCGTTACTGTTAGTAATGTTAATAACGGGTGCTGCTTGTTGAACTGGTTGTGCTTCTTCAGCACCTCCACCTAACATTGTTGCGAACCATGTACCGGCGCCTAATACTGCTGTTGACAATACACCGATTATGGTTTTTTTAAGTCCTGTCCAAGTTCCTTCTTGTTCTTGTGTTTCTTCGCTCATAAGTTTAGAGTTTTATAAATTGTTTTGTTAATTGGTTATTTTGATTGTTTAATACTAAATAGTAGTGACCCGTACTTGATGATGTCATGTCAATTTGTTTGTATCCCACTGTGGAACCTTGACCTGAAATTTCACCAATGTGTTTCACCAATCTACCTTGCATATCATAAATACTACCATTTAACTTAATATTCGGGTCGGGGAAAAGAACCTCAATCTCAAACCATCCTGTTACTGGATTTGGTCTAATAAGTGCGCTAATTTCTTTAAATTCACCGGGTAAAGTGGTTGGTGACATTTTATAGAAAAGTGTGGTCACTTGACTTGCTAAGTTTATTTCCAAATGGTCACCGTTATTATCAGATGCATCCATTAATTTTCTCACATAAATGTTTGTACTAACATCAACATTACCAATTGGACTAAATTTTATTTTAAATGGAGTGTGTGAACCAACCAATCCGTCTTTTTGTTGGTTGTTCATACCACCGAATCTGATGGTTCCCGCGGCCTCATCATGAGTTAAGTATTGTAACCAAGGACCACCATTAAAGTTGGAAACTATTTCATCAAATTTAACCTTTGTTTTATCGTACTTCATCTCAAACTGTAAACCGTAGTTTTGGTCACCATTTGTGTTGATGTTAAATGGAACATACATTGGTTGTCCAAGTGATGATGTATTAGGAATTTCAACATCTAATTTACCTTTATAAACCGCCTTAGCAACTAATACACCTGAACTGTTATAAACAGGAGATGAATAAGTTCTATCAACGTCACCTAATACAAAGTACTTAATATCGATGTTAGTTAAGTTAGTGGTACCAATACTATCCACAACATAATTGTATGCGGTTGAGTGGTTTGTCCATTCTGTCCATTGGTTAGCGCCTAACACTAATGAATCAAATACATTTCTGTGGAATGCGTGAATCATTGTGGTTGTGTCAATCTTTTTAAGACCACTTATGTTTGCGTAAATCAAATAAGGGTCACCACCATCGATTTTACCGTTTTTGTTAACATCACCAATCAAATACGCCAAACCATGTTTCAAGTAGTTTTGTGATGGTGTTTGACTAACATCGGTAACCGAATATTCATCATATGTTTTAACCGCATCAGATATAGTAACACCATAATCTCTAATAGTAGTCATACTATCTGCTGGGAATCTTACTGTTAATTTATATTTTGTATTTTTATCTACGTTGTTAAGAGAGTAAAGACCTGCAGTATCCACTTGTTGTGAAGATACAAATTCACCTGTGTTAAATTTAGTACAAATGATTGTAGGTCTCATTCCAACACCTACCATAGTAGGTGGTAACCATACTTTACCACTAATAACCAAGTTACCCAAAAGTTCAAGATGCATATCCTGTACGTTCAAGGTCGCAATGTTATCACCAATTGTGGTACCATCAAATTTGAACATACGAGCCCAGTTAATTTCAAGACTATCCGCGTTGAAGTTTGATGTAACATCATTTATGATAAATTTGTTATGTATTAAGAAAGTATCCGCAGTAATCTGAGAACCACTTGATAATACTAAGTAATTTCTGGCAACAGTGTAGTTAGTATCGGTTGCATATGTGTACGAACTTGTACTTGAGTTGTAACCCGAATACTTGTAGTCATTAAAGAACTTAATAGACAACGAAGGGGTCATACTACTAACGGTAGCGTCAACAGTTGTTGATACGTGAGTAAAAAGTTGTTTTCTATATTGAAAATCAACTTGGAAGGTTCTTATGTCCACAGATGACGATGCGTCATATTTGAACACCACATCTAATGTGTCTCCTCTTTTAATGGTTTTATAGGCAACTGGGTTACCTATACCTTGTGCAAATGCCGACGATGATGTAATTAATACAACAAGGGCTAAAATTAGTTTTTTCATAGTAGTTTATCGAGTAAGTTTATTGTTGTTTTCTTTATTGCAGAACTTGCGGATTCTTGATTGAATTTACCTCCCTCATCAATAATGATTGTTGAAGTTGATATTTCAGTCGATTTACCTTCCGCAAATTCAGTTTTAATTTTTTTATCTCCTTTATAGAGAACACCCTTCATTCTAATGACGGTGGTACTTTTATCTTGGTGAAATACAGCAATTCCTGATTTAGTATTGACGATATCAAAGAATATTAATTCAACCTGTATTGAGTATTCGGCCTTTTCTTTTACCCCAATCAAGACCAAACTATCTTGTTCATTTATTATTTCTTGAACAATGTTTTTTACTCCAAACGCCAAATTTTTGTTACCAACAAGAGTACCAACACGGATGTTGTTAATCACGGGTTCAACAAAAATAGTCGGTCCTGTCTGAGCAGTTACGCTCAAAAAGGGACATAGGAATAGCACAGAAAAAATTATACTTTTGATAAGTCTCATGGTTAAACAGTGGAATAAATTAGATTATTCAGAGATTTCGTCTTCCGATTTTTTATTCTTGTTGTTAATCCACTTATCGACAGATGCGATACCGAATGAACCTAACGTGATTACTAAAAATCCGTCAAAGATAAATTCGTTAATTAGTAATTCTTTACCCATCCAACCTGTAATAAGGTCAACGAATAGAGAGATTACCATCATGAGAAACGCGATGAATCCCACTACTGATTTCTCGTTAATTGTGTTGTTATCGTTAAATAACTGGCTGAAAAATTTTTTCATAGTTGTAGTTTGTGTTTGTTTTTATGTTTGGTTATCAATAAATATCCCGGCAAAGTGTTAAGGAAAAAAAATTCGAGAAAATCAAGTCTAAAAAAATTTTATATCTTTTTTGATACTTTTCTTTGTTTTTTGCATACTTATTGTTATCTTTGTAAAAGATTTAAAAACTAAATAAAAAATTCAATGACACGCAACACACATACAATGTCGTTTACTATCTGTTCGAAATGGGCGGAAGTGATTGATATTGCCATGTCTCGAGGTGTCTTGTAAGTTGTTTAGTTTTAAAACGATATTAAAGGAACCTCGAGAGAAATCTCGGGGTTTTTTTTGTTTTAGGGCTGTTGGTATAGTTGGCTAACACACGACATTTGCACTGTCGAATCCCCGGTTCGAAGCCGGGACGGTCCACAAAGTGTTCTTTGACATATTGGTTTAATTTGGTACCGTAGCTCAGTTGGTAGAGCGTCGCCCTGAAGAGGCGAGCGTCACTGGTTCGAATCCGGTCGGTACCACATTTGTCTCCGTAGCTCAGTTGGTTAGAGCACCTCACTTTTAATGAGGGAGTCACGCGTTCGAGTCGCGTCGGGGACACAAAGGTTGATTGGGGAATGATTATGTCGATAGTTCGAGAGTGAATACTGACTGACATAATCGGAGTTTGGAGGTGTTCACCTAAGTAATGCCAATCATAAAAGTAGATGTCCACTGAACCATCTTCTACTTTCCTTTATTTAGTTCCGTAGCTCAGTTGGGAGAGCATCTGCCTTACATGCAGAGGGTCACTGGTTCGAACCCAGTCGGAACTACAAATACACATGGGTGTGGTGCAATGGTTAGCATAAGAGTCTCCAAAACTTTTGATGGGAGTTCGAGTCTCTCCACCCGTGCAAACTTTAAAAACAAATAACATGGAAAGAGATGACAACATCGATGCCGTCAAAATGAGATTTGAGGCGGAGAAAATGAAATTAAGGGAAGAAAGGGAAAAAACAATTAAACAGTATTGGGAAAATTTACCAAAACTTAATAATCCTGAAGATGTACCAACACTCCCAAGAGTTGATGAAAAACAATGGAGGGAGTTTTATGTCCCAAAATTAATCGAAGCGGGAGCAATCCCAAAAAATGATTTAATTCATGGTCAAATTTATATTGGTGAACATAGAAACACAACCATCGCAAGATGGAATCAAGAAACAGATAAATTTGTACACATGAGATATAAGTTTGGTTGGAGAGAAGATGAATGTAATCACTTTGAGGATGATAATGGATTTGCGTTGTTTGTACCAATTAGATTGGGTACACAAGAAGAATGGGATGAAAGAATTAAATAATTAAGTTACTCTCGTAGTTCAATGGATTAGAACATTTCACTACGGATGAAAGGGTTGGGAGTTCGAGTCTCTCCGAGAGTACGATAAGGTCAGTTTGGTCGTGGAGGCCGGTTAGTCTGCAAAATTAACGGAGTTGGTTCGATTCCAACATTGACCTCAATATGGTGGATATAGTTCAGTTGGTTAGAACGTCTGATTGTGGTTCAGAAGGTCGCCGGTTCGAATCCGGTTATTCACCCCATATTGGAATATAACTCAGTTGGTTAGAGTGTCATCCTGATACGGTGAAAGTCGGTGGTTCGAGTCCACCTATTCCAACAAACATTGCGGGGTGGTCTGGAGAGGTTCCAGCTCGGTCTCATAAGCCGAATCACGTGGGTTCGATTCCCACTCCCGCAACTTTTTAAAAACATTTTGAAGTGTGACTTTTATTATGTATATTTGAAATGTTCTTTGATTTAATGCCTCCTTAGCTCAGTTGGCCGGAGCGCCTCACTTGTAATGAGGATGTCGGCGGTTCGAATCCGTCAGGAGGCTCCATTGGTCCCGTGGTTGAATGGTTACAATTCCACCCTGTCACGGTGCGAGGTACGGGTTCGAATCCCGTCGGGACCGCGTTGAGTAAGAGATACTCACTAAGTTTGGTAACGTTCTTTCAAGATGTTATAGTTGTCGCCTTCCACAACTTTAAAGAGGAGGTCGTCGGAGTATGGTCGTAACAAAACCACCGAGTATGTTTGACGTTTATGTGCGGGTAAGACCGTCTCGTGTTTTCAATACGAAAACAGAAGAAAAATCTACTCATTGGAATCTCAGGTGGGAAAATTGGAAGGATGGCAGAGTTGGTCTATCGCATCGGTCTTGAAAACCGAAGTACTGAAAGGTACCGTGGGTTCGAATCCTACTCCTTCCGCAAACGATTGTTGTTCTTTGACAAATTAAAAACAAAATTAAAAGATATGGATACATTATCATTTATTTTAGGAATGTCCTCGGTGGTGGTTATCGCAATTGCGGTAGTTGCTGTTAAAGGATTTTTTAAGGTCAGAAATGTTGAGAAACACTTCAATGAATACAAACAAAACTTTACAGTTGAGTTTGATAATAGAACAAAAGATATTCATGATAGTATGAATCGTGTGAATGATGAATTACATCGTAGAATTGATAACACAGAAAGAGAAGTCTTTTCCCAATTAGACTCTCGATTAGATAAATTGGAAACTAAGTTAACGAGCCGTAAGGCATAATAAATAAATCGTTAAAGACAACAATCGTTTATATGGCCCTTTCGACTATCGGTTAGGTCGTCAGGTTTTCATCCTGAAAAGTCGGGTTCGATTCCCGGAGGGGCTACAATGGAATTAAATTAAACCAATATGTTAGAAAGAATATTAGGAATTTACGAAGATGAAGGATTACTTATCGCTGATGGATTCGATGATGCAGTAATTGGAATTGATGAATCGTCAATGAGAGTAATCTATTCGGTTGCCAAATGTCTCCACATTTTAGAACGTGATATGGAGATGATTGATGCGATTGAATACTTTGAATTTAACGTAAAAGGCGCATACGTTGGAGACAAGACTCCGATATGGTGTGAAGATTTTTTTTAATTATGATTAATTATTTAGGTTACTTCGCAACATTCTTAACTCTACTTTCTTTTTCTTTTAAAAATATTACAAAATTAAGAATTGTTAGTTCAACGTCATGTGTGTTTTGGATTGTTTATGGGTGTTTAAAAAATGATTATCCAATCATCAGCACAAATGTTTTAATAATCATAATACATGTGTACTACCTACTAAAAACAAAAAATAAATAAACTTTTGTATATTTGTATATACTTATTAAAACAATGATGAACTTGGATAACATACAACAACTGTCTAACAACCCGATAAGTGGTAATGGGAGAGGTACGTATTTATGTCACCCAAGTTCGGAATCCAAATGAATGTAAGAATTTTAAACTCTATACTCACGAGACCCGAACATCCCAAAAAGATTTTCGGGTTTTTTGTTTTTAGAGATATTCTTTTGTATATTTGTGATGTAGTTCTTTGACATGTTGGTGAAAAAAATGCTGAGGTGATGGAATGGTAGACATGACAGACTTAAAATCTGTTGAGTAGTAATGCTCGTGTGGGTTCGACTCCCATCCTCAGTACAAAAAACAATACCTTACATAAGACGGATTAGCACCGTTGAAAGGAACCTTGGCTTCAATCGGAGTAATTACCGTAACCGAAGTAATAATGACCCAAGGTACTATGTGATGGACCCTGCTCTATGGTGCACTCATAACAGGTGAACAGTAAACTATGTTCAATCAAATTCAAAACCACGGTGAGCGTGGAAGGTATTGTTTTTTATTTAACGCACCCGTAGCTCAGCTGGATTAGAGCAACTGCCTTCTAAGCAGTAGGTCACAGGTTCGAATCCTGTCGGGTGTACAAATGGAGTCCTTTACTTTATCCTTTTATATTCATATAATATGGAAAAAAGTATGAGATATAAAAAAAAATTAAACAGTGAGTGTAAATGGTGTGGGGAAACCTTTAATGTAGAAGATAAACCAAAAGGTTTCATGGCAAATCATAGTAGATGGTGTGTAAAAAACCCAAATAAAAATGATTACATGAAAACTCTATCAAAAAATAGAAAATCAATTACCGAAGAATCCAGAAAATTGGCAGGAAAATCGATATCGAAAGCATGGGAAAACGGTTCGTATTCTCATGTTAAGTTTAATAGCTTCCAAGGAAGAACACACACCGAAGAAGCGAAAGAAAAAATAAGAAGAGCACAACTATTATTAAATTACCGAAGACTTAGAAAACATCAAGTAATGTATAAAGATGTGTTATTAGATAGTAGTTGGGAATTAGCGTTAGCAATCCGTTTAGATGAATTAAACATAAAATGGATACGACCTGAACGCATTATGTGGATTGATAAAAATAATTTAAAACGTTCATATTATCCTGATTTTTATTTAAACGATTATGATATGTATTTGGACCCAAAAAATCCAGCGGCATATCAAAATCAAATTGAAAAAATTGAAATTTTAAAAAACACAATTCCAAATTTAAAGTTCATTTTAAGTTTGAAAGAATGTAAGGAGTTTAACATATAGGGAATTAGCGTAGTTCGGTATCGCGCTTGGTTTGGGACCAAGAGGTCGTCAGTTCGAATCTGGCATTCCCTACAAATTCCTCGATAGCTCAGTCGGTTAGAGCATTTGACTGTTAATCAAAGGGTCCCAAGTTCGAGTCTTGGTCGGGGAGCAAATAAATACCTTCGTAGGAGAACTGGTATATCCACTGCACTTAGGATGCAGATTTTGTGGGTTCGAATCCCACCGAAGGTACAAATAGTCAGGTGGCGGAAAGATTACGGCGCTGGGATAAAAACTGGGGCCTTGATAATCGTGGTAGACGCCCTGTTTCTAGACGATGGCCGAAAGCAAGATTTCGGTACAGGTTCAAATCCTGTCCTGACTACAAACATTATTGGAAGGTGGGTGAGTGGTTAAAACCGACAGACTGTAAATCTGTTCCCATTGGGTACGGGGGTTCAAATCCCTCCCTTCCAACTTAAAAATTATTATTATGGCAAGAAGTAAAATTTTATCTGACTTATTAAAATCCATAACTCCTGAAATGGAAGAAAAGTGGAAACAGGAAAGAATGAATTATAAAAAAAGTTTAAGTATCGAATATCAATTGGGGTATTATGTTGGGTTGGAAATTGTACATCGTTACTTACCAACACTATCAACTGATATGATTCAATCGAATTATGTAATTGAGGTATCTCAGATGGATTCTGAGGAGAACAAACGATTAGAAGTGGAATGGTTCACAACCACCAAACACGGTGGAGAATGGGATGGTAAAAGTGATAACGGTAATAAAGAAAGATGGGATGATTTATTTGACCACAATAAAATGTTGGAGGTAAAATATCTACCACATACTTTAACATGTCACATGGATGTTTTGAACATCAACGACATGAAACAATTTAAAGAGGGAATAAGAACAAGTCTATGGGATTGTGATATGTGTTCATATAATATCGATATCGAAAACATAAAAATTTATGACGATGAGGATATTAGATTTACAATTATTGAATTCACATTGGATTCATTAAATGATACTAAAACAGATGAAGAGATTTAAGATTATATCAGTAGTGGTGGTAACACTAACAATTTTATTTGCGTCACTCATGTTAATTTCAAGTCAATCCTTGAAAAGTGTGAAGGTAAAAAAAGATGTGGTTAAATCACCGTCTTTAAATGTGGATACGGTTGTTGATGTGAATGGTAAACATGTTTTGTTTATTGGTGATTCTCACACCGCAAATCATGACTTTGGTTGGCAAGTTATTCTGTGTCAGAAAACGGGGATGAAAATGAATAACACCGCAGTTATAGGTAAACACTTACCATGGATGGTATCTGTCGCAAGACAAACAATTTCACCCTATTATGATTATTGTTTTATCTACGGTGGTGCAAATGATATCCATGGAAATCGAAATCCATATTCTGTTGTTAAAGACGTTCAGAAGATTGTTGAGATGTGCACAATGAATGGGGTTGAGGCAATTGTTCTTACAGGGTTTAATGCAGAAGAATGTGTTAGACCGTTAAAAGGACAAGAATTTTATCCAAAGGCGTACACTCGTTATCAAAAAATATTGATGGATAGTATCGTAGATGCAACTGTTGTTGATACAAGAGTGGTGGTGAGAACGGATTGCGGTGATTGGACTTGTCACATGCACCCAACGGGACATAGAAAAGTGGCAAACGCAGTTATTAAACAAATGAACTTTAAAACAAAAAACTGATGACAAAATATACCTTAGTAATCGGTGGTTGGGAGTTGAACGCTTCCGGTCATCAACTCACAAACGAAGAAGTTGTAAAACTTAGAAACCACATGTCTGAAAATGGTATCGATGATTTAAGTTCAATGGGATTTGACATTGAAGAAGTTTTAAATTATGATATATTCGATGCGAATATGTGGGTGATGGATAAACCTCTTTGGAATGGTACACCACACTTCATGG